AGATGAAAGGATTACTTCATCTTATGACTTTGAGCAGATGGAGGCTGGAGAAATCTTAGTCATAGGTGGAGAAATTTCTTCAATAAAGGAAATTACTACAAGAAACGGGGAACCTATGGCTTTTGTGGAAGTCGTTTATGGAGAAAATATTTGGAATGTCACAGTATTTTCAAACAAGTATTGGAAATACAAAGAATTTCTTCACGAAAACTCATTGGTAATAGCCAGAGGAAAGAAGGACGATTACAACGAAGAAAATATTATTCTTGATGAACTAGCTTCATTACAAGCTTTAGCTAAACAAGTAAATGTCTGATTTTAAAAATTTTAAAAGAGACATTATGATGCGAATTTCTAAAATGGAAATTCCAGAAGAAGATGGGTTTTGGCCTGAAGCAATATTTATGGAAGACAAAACAGGCAACGAACAAATTGTTTATATAGACGAGCTAAGAGATTTTTCTAATGAAAACAATGTTTCTGTTGAAGAACTAGTCACAGATGTGATAAAAGAAGAAAATCCTAAGAACCTTGCCCTAGTGTTTGAAACAAGGATACTTTTTATGGAAGGGCATGAGAAATCAGTTTTATCCTTGCTAATAGGAGACATAATGGATTTAGAATGTTATGAAGCTTCTTACTATGAAGACAAAGGTATGCTAAAATTAGAAAACTTCGAAACGCTACACAAGGAAGATTATCCAGATGAAGCTTTAGCGGTTAGAAGAGCAATGACTTATCAAAACGAATAAAGGAAAAATATGCCAGTAAGAGAAGAATACGCAGAAGAATTAATAACAGCCATTGAAAAAACTTATGGCAAAGGAACTTTTCACAAGGGAGCAGAATCAAAGAGAGTAACTAGAATTCCTACTGGTTCATTCGAACTTGATTATGCCACAGGCGGAGGAATTCCAATGGGTAGGATTACTTCTTTTTGGGGAAACTATTCATCAGGAAAAACTTTGACAATGCTAAATGTTATGAAGAATGCACAGAACATTCATATTTTTGGCGAAATGATGGCAGACTCAAAGATTGAAGGAATTAAGCAACAGGGAGAACAAATTTTAGAAAACTTTCCAGACGGAATGACTATTGTTTATTACAATATCGAAATGGTCTGGGATAAAGATTTTGCTGAAAGAATTGGAGTTGACACAGACAAGGTATTCATTGTAGAAACTTCTAGGATTGAAGAAGTTGGAGAAATTGCTTCAAGCTTACTTGGTGCCTACCACCTTCACTGCATTGATTCTGTTTCAGAAGGAACTTCGCTAGACGAACTAAACTCAGATATTTCTGACTGGCATATGGGAATTAAAACTAGAGTTTGGAATAAAGCGCTAGACCATATGAAAGATAAAATGGACTTGTACGAGAATTCAATTCTATTTACTAGACAAGTTACAACAGATATTAGAACTGGAAGCATGCAGCCTAAAGGCGGCAACAAAATGGACCATACTATCGGAATGCAGATTCAGTTTAAGCGAGGGGGATGGTTATTTAATAGGGATGGCGAACTAAAGCCAGAGGCAGAAAAATCTCCAAACACTCTTTCTGGAAAGGCAGAGGCAGATGGATTTGAAATTATGGCGAGGGTTGACAAGAGCAGAGTTGGAAGGCCTTTTAGAACTGCTCATATGCAGATTAATCTAAACAAAATGGGAGTAGATCATAATTACGAGCTAGCAAAAGCAGCCGTATTTTTTCAAGTCGTAGAAAAAAGTGGAAGTTGGTACAAGTTGCCAGAAGGAATAGAATATGATGGAAAGAACAGCGTTCAAGGCAAGGCAAAACTTGCAGCAGTAATAAGTCAAGACGCTAAGTTAAAAAAGAAAATTATGGATATTATGTATGAGTATATGTGGGAGAACCCTTAGTGCTAACTGACGAGATTTATAAGGATGGCAAAACAAATTTTACGCCCGACTTTAAATCCGTAGAACCTTTTCCAGATAAAGGTCTTGAAGAAGCAATTGATTTAATAACAAAATCAAATTACATAAAAGAAATTTTAGCTCAAAAGAATGTTTATGGTATAATTCATATTCTTTCACATGTTAAAGAAGCTATAGAAGCAGAAAGGAAAATAGAAAAAATTGAGTAGAGCAGAAGCCTATAAAAAGTTAGGAATTGATACAAAAACAGAACTTATCAAGCCTATACTTGATGAAGCTTATAAAAACGAGGAAGAGCAGATTTGGAATGAGGATTTGTTTTCTTCCCCACACGGAAGCCATTGGTCAACTTCATTTCATGCTAGTCAATTCCCCGGCGATGAAGAAACAGCTTGTGCAAGAAAAGCTTTATACGGTTTGATGAATATTCCTTCTCCGGGTCCAGTATCAAGGACAGGAAGAGCCATTATGGAGGCAGGACTTGATATTGAAGACAGAATTGTTAAAAGGTTTGAAAGAGCAGGAGTGTTGCTTTCAGAATCACCAGAGTCTAAATATCAAACTAAATTTACAGAAGAAAATGTATGGCTATCAGGTTCATCTGATGCAATAATTTTATTGCCAAGAACAAACAAGCCTCATGCAGTAGAGATTAAAACAAAATATAACTCAGCTATTGAAGAAATGATCGCAGGAGAAAGATCGTTTGACCCACAGCATAAAAGTCAGCTAATGACTTACATTTCTTTGTGCCGAGATTATGGTCACATTTTTTGGCCCGAGCTTGATAAATGTGATAGCGGAACAATTCTTTATGTGAGTAGAGATAAACCTTCATTGACTTATGAATTTCATTTTGATTATGAAGAAGATTGGTGGAAAGAAGGAAAAGATAGGCTACTTGAGTGGAAAGAATACTTTTTAAATGATATACTTCCAGAAAAACCAGAAAGTTTTATGTGGTCAAAGGGACCATGCCAGTATTGCGATTATAAAAAGCATGCTTGCAAGCCAGATTTTAAAGAAGGGATAACTAAGTTATCAGAAAGCAATGGAATTAAGTGGGCAGAAGAACATTACGGAGAGTATAGTTTTGAAGCTCAGAAAGAAAATGTTATTGAAAGGTGGATAAATGAGTCAAGTAACGATAACTAACGAAAAACACGCTAGGGCAGTCATTTCAGAAGCTAAAGGATTTGGTCTTGATGTTGGAAGCCCCGAAACTAATGAAGAAATAATTAAGCTAGCAAATCAAATTTATGCCTATGCTCTTGAAGCAAGAGAAGAGGGTATGAAAGGCGAACACATTAAAACAATTATTAATTTAACAGAAAATTTTGAAGAACAACCAGTCGAAGAAGATTTACCGGAAGAAACTGCTCCGGCAGGCACCGACGATGATGAAGATAAACAATTTTATATGAAATCAATTGAGGAAAGGATTGCCGAAAACATTCCAGTACCTCCAGAAATTGAAGGTGAGCCGCCTAACTTACCGATTGACCTAAACGAATTGTCTGACAAAGAGGTTATAAGGCTACACGGAGCTTTTACAGCTTGTTCTGCTAGGGTAAACTGGTTATATGCAGTAGAAGAGGCAGGAGAGGCTTCTGCAAAGTTTATAGCTAACAAGAAAATTTCTGACTATATTGCTACAGCAGACAAAAAAGATGATGAAACAAAAAAGCCAAAAACTATGGAAGTTTTAAAGGCAGAAGCTAGAGCAAATGATGAAGAAATTAATTACTGGAAATCTTTGCAAGAAAAACATGAAGTTTCAGCTAAAAAATATCATCTTGCCGCAGAAATCTTTAACAATAATGTAGAAAGAATTTCCAGACACTGGACAATGAGAACCCAAGAAAGGGGGCAGTAAATGACAATTACAAAACAATATGAAAAAGCAAACAGTTCAGGGCCAAGCGTAGCCTTGTACACTCCGCAAGCTATTTTATTTTATATTTTTCTTATCGGACTTCTTGTTAAGGGAAATATTTGGGTTTGGTCTAGTATTTTTTAGCTATTAATATTCCATTTTGATAGAATATCACTATGGACATAAAAAATAAGATTGTGCTAGGAGTTGACCCATCTAGCACATCTATTGGGATAGCAAAATACGATAAAGGCAAGATAGTCTATTTCGATAATTGGAAAAAAGACAGCAAAAAGGGGCTTGAAGATAACTTAATTAGCTATTCGGCCTTTCTAGAAAGTGTTTTTCCAGCCAATATTGTTGTAATAGAAGACTTGTCTGTTCCTTTAAATCTTAATACAGTTAAAAAAATATCATACTATCAAGGACTTACCATTTACCTATCAGCAAAATGGAAATCAGAAGTTGTTTTAATGCGTCCAACCGAAGCTAGAAAGCTAGCTTACGGCAAAGGCAACCTTTCTAAAGAAAAAGTTTATGAAATAGTCGGTAAAAAATATAAACTTGCCGATTTTAAAAAAGGTGGCGCTGATCAATCAGATGCTATAACATTAGTTGAGGCTTATGTCAGAAAACAAAAAGAAAAAGATTAATATCTCAGAAGAAGAACGGCAGCGTAGAAGCGAAAGAGCCAAAGAAATGGTTAAAAAGGGCATCATAGGAGGCGATAGACGCTCCGAAGGTGCTGGAAGGCCAAAGGTAAAGAAGGCTACCGAAAAAGTTGCAGAGGAAGCAGACAGAAACGCATCTAAAATGGTGAAAGAGCTTAAAGATGTTTTAGAAAACGGCAAGCCTAGTGAAAAACTTAAAGCTATTGATCTTTGGCTAAGTATTGCAATAAAAGAAGAAGAAAAAAGAGATAAAAAAGAGCTTGAACAAATTAAAAATGCAAGTAGAGAAGAATTAATTAAGTTAGTTGGTCAACAGATAATTCCTTTGCTACAGAGCGGAATAAAAATTCCCGGGCTTGATCAAATCGAAGAAACAATTACAGTAGAGGCAGAAGAAATTAAAGATGAGTAAAGAAAAAGCAATCGAAAAAGCTTTAGAGAATCTTGATGAAGAAGAATTAAGAGAGATTGCTTATAAACTAGAAAGTTTAAGCGCCTCTACAGACATAGAAGAAAAAAGGCCAGAGACTGATGATGAACTTCATGAATGGTTTAAAAAAGCAGTAGGCGTAAACATACCAAAAGTAGCTGCTACTCCAGATACTAATGCTCCTTTTGAATGGGTTGCAGATTTGTTTTTTGGTAGAGAGGATTCTGCGCTAATTATTGGAAGCAGAGGTTCAGGCAAATCATTCATGGCGGCTTTATTAATTTTTGCAATTTGTTACTGGTTTAAAGATATTGAGTGCATGACTCTTGGAGCAATTGAGATTCAGGCTAAAAGAGTTTATTCTCATGTCAAGTCTTTTCAGATGAAAGCAGAAGAAAAACTTGGAGATAATAAAGTTAAGTCAAGCCAAATGTCTGAAACTCATTATAAAACTGGAGCAAAATATGAAATTGTAACATCTTCTCTTTCTGCGGTAAACGGTCCACACAGCCAATTTGTTCACAGGGACGAAGTTGAACTTATGGACAAAGAAGTTTATAAAGAATCACTAAACATTGAAAAAAGTAAAAAATTAGACAACGGAGAGATGCTTCCAACCAGAACTCTTTTAACTTCAACAAGAAAAAGATCAGACGGCCTTATGCAATCATTGATAGAAGAATGTTTGAAAGCAGAATCAGAAGGAAGAAAACCTCCATTTAAAATTTACAATACAAATATTTATGATGTTATAGAAAATCAACCAAACTGCAGGGCAGCAAATCCAGATTTGCCAGAAGAACAAAAATGTAAGTGTGATCAAATTGTTAGTGGAGAATGGGAACCGGGAAAAGCAAGAACATTTGAAGATTGTTGCGGCGGAGTCCTAAATAAAGCAGACGGATTTACCCCAATAGAAGATGCACATAATATTTTTGTAAAATCTCCCAAAGCTTTATGGGAAGCACAGCAAGAAAATAAAAGGCCTTATACAGAAGATATATCATATCCTTTATTTTCTAAACAAAGACACGGTATAGCCAATTTTGTTATTGACCCCGCTAACGGACCAATTTTTTGTGGGCTAGATGTTGGAGGAACAAACCCTCACGCGGTTGGTTGGGCGCAACTACTAGAATATGAATTAGAAGTGGACGGACATAACGGAACTATAAAAAGAATTCCAGAAGGGTCGTTAGTTTTATTTGGAGAACTTTATGTTTCAGAAATTGGAATTGTTGAGTTAGCTGAAAAAATTGTAAATAAAGAAAGAGAGTGGTTAGCTGAAGATAATGACTTCAGGGTTCAAGGAAGATTTATGGACCCGCAAGCTAAAGCAGCAAAATTAGATTTAAAAAAGAATAAACCGCCACTAGATTTTACTAAATGGCCTGCTATGACAAGAGATAGAGAGGTTCATTTTACTAGACTTAGGGAAAGAATTAACGATGATCTTTTTTATGTTGATACTGGAACTTGCCCAATGTTTTGTGAAGAAATTGAAGTTTATAACTTTAAAAATAAAGATTTTGACCATATGCACGACGCAGTTGCATACCTAAATTCTAATCTATATGCGCTTTTGAAGAAAGGAAAGCAAGGAACAGGCGTTCCAACACATAAAGACAAGGCTCCTATCCAGCGGCCTAACCAATTTTCTGATAAAATACCTAGTATAAGAAAAAAATCTGCTACAGGGCAGGTTGAAAGCATAGATAGCTGGAGGGAATCACTCCTTGTCCAAAAAAATAAATTTAATAGATAGCCCATCAGAATCAGAGGCTGAAAAAAGAACAAAGCAGATTATAACTAGGAGAGAGCAGGGACCATCTACTGCTACTCAAACATTTTCTCACAGATTTTTTGATCAACAAGTAGCGGCATTAGGTCAGCCGTATGATGTAACTCATATTCCAATTGATGTATTGGAAATTATGCAGCGCGACCCTATAATCGCTTTCGGACTCCACTTTAAAAAGGTTCCTCTAATGAGGGCAAGATGGCACATTAAATGTGAAGATGCAAAAATCGCTTCTTTTGTTGATAATGCATTAAGAGAAATTTATCCTAGACTAGTAGCACAATTTTATAGGTCAAGGTCATTTGGATTTTCTCCAGTAGTAAAAAGATTTCAAAAGTCTATGCCAGACTGGACTTATATTGATACTTCTATTTCTGATGAAGAAATTCCAGTATGGGAAGAAGGAAATGTAGAAGCAATTACATGGAAAACATTTACTCCGCTTCCTTGTAACCCAGAATATGTTAATCCTATTTTCAATGCTAAGGGCGAGTTTAATGGAATAGAATTTAATCCTCAGCCCTACACAGGAGTTAACACATTTTCTTTTAAGTCTATTCCAACAGAAGACGGCACACAAAATATTCCGGTATCTCATTCACTTTGGTTTACAAATGAAAGAGATACAGTTGACGGTTCACTTTGGGGCTATCCCGGCACAGGATATGTTTATAGATATTGGTGGAGCTATTGGTATAGATGGGCGCTTTACGATAGATTCTTTGAAAGAAAATCAGACCCGCCTTATGTAGTGTATTATCCAGATGGCTCAGAAGATGGAGATTATCTTGCCGGTGATGGAACAGACATTGGTAAATCAATGCAAGATGTTGCTTTAGGATTAGGTGTTTCTGCTAAATCAGGCGGAGCAATTGCTTTGCCTTCACAAACTTATACAGATTCACAAGATAGACCCGGCTCAATAAGAGAATGGGATATTCAGGAGCTAGAAGTTAAAGGCGATATGTCACACTTTGTAAATTCTTTTGAATATCTAGATGTTATGAAATTGAGGGGTCTATTTATTCCAGAGCAAGCACTTATTGAAGGCGCTAAGGGACAGTCTTCAAGAAATGTAGCAGCCGCGCACCAAGATATTATGACACAGGCACAAGCATCAGATATTGACGAACTTGACGATGTAATTAATAGGTTTATTATTCCAGACTTGGTAAAGGCCAATTTCCCTGAGTCTAATGTAACAGCTAGAAAAGTAACAACAGGATTTACTGAGGCTGATTTCGATACTATGAAAGAAATTATTAGAACAGTAAGCCAACAAGATGCTACTATGATGAACTCAGTTGATGTTCAGGAAATGCTAGATAGAATTGGCGTTCCAACAATCACTAGAAAAGAACTTCTGGCGCAAGAAAAGAAAATTGCGGAGGAAATTTCATCTTTAGGGCCAGAGCCAGTAGAAGCACAAAGCGGAGAAGCAGCAGGGGTAACAGAAACAGGCTTATACTATCAGCCAAGAGAAGTAATTAAATTTTCAGACGCTACAGAATTTATTGATTCTTTGCCAGACATGAAATGTTACAAAGACACAGGAATTAAATCAGCCACTGGGCAGCTAAGGCGAATTTGGAAAAATAATTTTGAAGATGTTTATAAAGATTTTGCAGAGTATGTTAAAACAGCAAGCATTCCTTCGCAAGAAGAAGGAGTAGCCTTAGCAGAGATTGACCCAACAGAAGTAGTAGAAAATGTTTTGGCAGATTGGGATTATTCGGAAGCAAAAATTGGCGAAATTACTGATTTATCAGAAGAAATTGTCAAGAAAGTGATGGGCGTTGCTGCTAGAATAGAATTAAGTGAATTAAATTTTGAAAATAATTGGGAAATTGACAACGACGAAGTTGCTCAGTACCTAGAAGAAAAAGCTTTAATTTATGCAGATTCAATTAATGAGACTACTAAAAACGAGTTGAGGTCATTTTTGGCGAAAGAAATTAGTGAAGGAAAAACTACAGAAGAAATATCAAAAGATATTACTTCACATTTTGCTAATTTTCCAACAACTAGGGCAAACAAAGTAGCGAGAACAGAAATTCGTGACGCTTACAACTTTTCTATTCTTTCTGCAGGAAAAGAAGCCGGAATAAATGTTGTGCAAGCTAAAGATGCTCAGTTAGGCCCAACAGACGAATATTGTGAAAATAGAAATAACCAATTTTACACAATTGAGGAAGCTTTTGACGAAACTCTAAAAGAGCATCCGTCTGGAACATTAGAATGGAGACTAATCCCTAATTTAACTTCTGTATCTGAAACAACTGTTAACGCATCTGAGCTTGAAGAAGGCGAAATTGGCTACTTTGATGATAAAACAGAAACAATTTACTTTAGTGAAGATGCAAGCGAATTTGAAATTTCCGAATTTAGAACACTTTTGGGAGAAATGCTTGTTGAAGAATCAATTTTGTATTATTGATATAATTAAAAGTAACTATGAAGAGACAGGCCGAAAATGAAATTACAATTTTCTTTAAGCACAAGAACCACATTATCCCTACTAACAGGGATGGTAGGTATGATATGGCAAGCAACAATAGCTACTTTAGGCGGTACAACTTCAAGAGATTTAATCGCCGCTTCTGTAACACTTATTTTAGCCTCATTGGGGCTTGGAATACATAGAGATAACAAAGACAATGGAGACACTAGCGGAAAACAGTAAAATGAGCTTTAAATTTAACAAAAAAGGGAAGGTAGTTGAAACTACAGTAGAGACTAAAGCTGCAAAAGTAAAAGCTTGTGTAAATCTGCCACTGCTAGTAGTCTCATTGTCAATCATAAGTTTGTTAAATTTATATTGTATTTTTTTCCACAATTCAATAATTTAATTATGCCAGCAGGAAGCAAACATTCAAAATGGTTTTATATTAACAAAGCGCTAAAAAGAAGAAAGCGTAAACGATCTGCTGCCGCTAAAAAAGGTTGGGAAACTAGAAGAAGAAAAAGGGGATAGCCTATGTCAAAGGCTAAATATAAAAATCCTAAAGGTGGCCTAAGTGCCGCTGGTAGAAGGTATTATAAGAGAACAGAAGGCGCTAACCTAAAGCCCGGAGTAAAAAACTACTCTAAAGCCTCTACATCAGATAAAAAACGATGGGTAAGGTGGGCATTAAGATTTGCTGGAAGATCAACTATTCCGCCTCTAAGGAAACCTAACGGAGAACCAACTAGGTTTGCCCTAATGTTTACCGCTTGGGGAGAACCAGTACCTTCTTCTGTTGAAGCCGTAAGAAAAGTTTATAAAAAAGCTTTAAGTCGCCGCGATCAGTTGGGAATGGGAAAAGCTGCCAAAAAGAAAATTAACGCTGAAGACAAAATTTTTTCTTTAAACAGAAATCAAATTAATTTTGGTAGCGTAAAAATTGATGTAGAATCAGGCAACCCTTACCGCGACCCAAACACAGGAAAATTTTCTTTTGGAATACCCGGAGTTAGGTTTTATGCCGGGTTAGCTTTATTTAAAAATCTTCCAAAAGGAACAAAAGATTTAGTGACTCAAAAGATTTTAGCTTTTGGAGGCAATGTAGTTGGCTTAAGACAAACAGGAGATAAAGTAAATGTTGTTGTTTTAAAAGATGGAAGACTTTTAGGAAAATTTTCTGTTGATATAAATAGTCAGGTAGTAAAAACAGAAGAAAATTCAGCACAAAAAGAAGTTCAAACAAATTTTTCTTCTCAGGAAAAAGACGCAATTATTGATGCAGCAAGAGATTTAGATTTAAATGATCAATTATTAAAAAACTTTTTATCAGAAAGACTTTCAATAGAAATTGATGAACAATTATTAACTCAGCTAGCATCACAAGTGGAAAGCCAAAGAATTGATGATTTAATTAGTTATTTAGATAGCAATATGGTAAGAAAAAGCGAAGAAAGCAACAGCAGAATGGTCAGAATTAGAGCGCCGCGAGGATACCTTAGAAAAATTTTTAGTCTTCTAGACGAAAACCAAGTTTCTGATATAATTCAAAGGCTTGAAGCAAAAGGTTGGCAACAAGACCAAGTAAATTCTGAAATTATTGAAAATTTGCCATCAAGATTAAAAAATAAATTTGTATCAGAAGGGGAAAATGAGCAAGGAAACAACTCCACAACAGAAGGGTAGAGATTACGAAGATTTTTGGGCTAAAAAAAGAGGCGCAAGAAAACAGCCCGCGTCCGGCGCTTTACCTTTTTGGAAATTAGATGTAAAAAATACAAAATTTCTTTTTTCTCTTAAAAATACAGAAAAAAACTCGTTTTCTTTAAAAAAAGAAGAAGTTCAAGAAATGATAAACGCAGTCTATGGATTAGGCGGCATAGGCGGCACACACATACCAGTTTTGTCAATAAACATTAATGGTACAGAAGTTAGTGTGTTGCTTACTGATGATTTAATTGAACTTACTGAAAAAAATGAAGCAGTTTTTGATAAAACAAAAGATAAGCAAAAAAGAGAAAAAGCAAACTTACCTTCATTATTAAGAAAACAAAAGGAAAATTAAATAAATTACTGATATAATTTATTATGACTGTTATACAGTCGCCGCAAACTTCTTTTCTGGTGTTTTTCCCTTTCCATCAGTTAATTTGTTTGCTTGTGGGGGCAGGTTTTCCTGCCCCCACTTTTTAATACTCTATATTAGATGGTTTATCCCAAGTAATACTTATTTGTAATTCTTCTAGTTCTTTTAAAGCTTCATTTAATATGTTAAAAGCTTCCCACAAATCTTCTGCTAAAAAATAAACAGTAAAACTTACTGTTCCAGAACTTTCATCAAATTCCCACTCACCATTGTAAACAAAAATTTCAGAAAGTTTCGAATTTACTAAATAGTAAAAATCAAAAAATGAAATCGAATTGCCGTCAGCGTAAATATTTGTAGTAAATTCGTTCATATCATACCCTCATTTTGCTAGCATACTTAGAAAAAGTTGCTCCAGACTCCATACCTTTATTATACAGATAAAGAGAAGATTCTTTATTCAAAACCCAAGAGCCGTCATTGAGCTTTTCTGGATAATAAATATAATCAATTTCTCTTCTTGCTAAAGAAGCAGCACAACTATAACAAGGCCTAGAAGAAGTTGCTACTCTTCCAGACTGATTCAATGTCAAAACCAATATGCTATACCCAGAAAGGTTTCCATAAATTTTTTGTAGCGCGTCTGCTTCTGCGTGAACACTATTAGTGCTTACCAAACTATCAATTCTATCATTAGAACAACCAGCCGCTATTATTTCTGCTGTTTTATTATCAAAAATTACAGCACCAGTTTTAAACCTAGCAAAAGTTGATCGGCTAGATTGTTTTGCTGCCGCTTTCCAAATTTCATCGAACTGTCGCTCAGTAAATTTTTCTATATAAAAATCTTTAGGATAATTATTTAACATTTTGTCCTTTTTGGCTTGCTGGCCTGTGTGAAGACACTATATCAGACGGGCGACAAAGCCGCAGACAAAATTATGCAAAAAGTCTTTTCACAGCTTTTTCTAGGGCTGCTATAAAGTGTCTCACGAAAACCGGCGACCGCCAGCAGGCGTTAGCCAAAAAGAAAGGAAACAATGAACACAGCAGAGATTGTTGGAAATATTGTCACAGGAGAATGTGATGATGTTCTTAATGATATTGTAAAGGCAGTAAACAATAGGAGAAATTCTATTGCGTCCGATAAGATAAACAGCCTAAGCATTGGTGATGTAGTAGTGTTCACTGATGATATTAGGCCGAAGTATCTAGCAGGAAAGACAGCAGTAATTGTAAAAGTAAACCGGAAAACAGTTGCGGTTGATTGTCCAAATGACCCTGAGTATAGGTCTTATTGCGGCGCTCATTCGGTAAAGTGTCCGGTTGGCATTGTTAGGAAGGAAAATGACAAAGTATAACTTCGAAGATGAAGACCGGCCAAGAAAATTTGACCCGGAGAGAAAAAATAGGAAAACAGAAGATCAAGAATGGCGCAAGGAATACGAAGAGTACCTTGACGAACTAGATAGTTTAAGCAATTTTGACGAAGGAGATAATAATGAGTAGAGAATTTCCCAACCAAGACCCCTATCTTCCGCCCGGAGTGTCACCAAATGACCCTCATTTTCAGGGAGGATATGAACCAGAAATTGATATTGACTATGCCAAGAAACTTATTGGTTGGCTAGAAGAGGCAGAAGGAACAGTAGAAGATTCTGTTAAAATGTTAGTTTCTGCTGGAGAATATACTTCTGAAATGGCAGAAAAAGATATGAAGCTATCAAAGGAAATCGCTGGCATTAGAGATATGCTAGAACATTGTGTTGAGATCGAAGAGCAGAAAATTAATGGCGAGTATGATGAATATGATGCTGATTTTGCTTACGAATCTTGGCGCGATGACAATATGTAGAAAGGAAATTAAAATGAGTCCAGACTGGTGGATAGAAGCGTGGGAAGCCTGCGCTGAACTTTACGAAGAAAAATGGGAAACAATGAGTGACTGTGAGCGCGATGAAGCAATTTCAGATTATGTGCTTGGAAATGGAGAATATTAAATGAAAGCTATAAAAATTTACGCAGACGGAAAACAAGAAATTGTTAATGTTTCAACTCTTGATGATTTTCAAGAAGCTGTTGAAGGATATATTGAAGCAACTGGAAGATTTCCTAGCGACCCAAACCTTATTGGTTTTGTTAATGAGGATGGCAAATTTCAAGAACTTCCAGTTAATGTAAAGGCAAGTGAACTAGTTTTTGGAGAACAATTCAAAAAAGATTATGTTTCTGGACAAGTTTACGATGCGGTTTGCGGGACTATGCTAGTATTAGGATACGACCCGGAGACAGGCGAGGAAAAAGATATTCCTCACGATTATCTTTAAGAAAGGAAAAAATGAAAGTTTGGGGAATGACTGACCCAAAAAACCTAAAAGACAAACATCTTTTGGGAGAACACCTAGAAATTCATACACTTATATCAGGAGGATGGGAAAATCATCCAGAGTCATTGTATAAGCGTTTTGACGGCGATATTCGTTGGCCTATTATGAGGCACGAATTTATTAGAATTGCTATGAATGATAGGTGGGAAGGCAGACACACTAAAAATACACATAAAAGCCCGGTTGATAAATCTATGCTTGACGATGAATTTATTAATTATATTAATGATTATAAATTGTCAATTGATTTACAATCTTTTGATGCTTATCAAAGCCAACAATATTTTGAAGAGTTTATGGAAGAAATTGGATTTCCAGAAACCACTATCGGTTATGATAGGCCGTGGGAAAGAGAAAATGTAACTATGGAACAATATTGGGATATGGAAGGAGTGAGAGCATAATGAATATAGACGGATGTTTTGCTTGTTGTATCCCAGAAGATATAGGAACAGATATAGCAACAGAAGTAAACGCGCTATCTGAAATGGAAAAGTCAGAATTTTTCAATTCGTTTATGGCAAATCTAGATGAAGATAGTATCAGCATAATTGAATCTCACATTGATTTTATCGTGTGAGTGACTAGCGACTTTTACAACAAGAAAAGTAACTATGCTAGTATGTGACTGCGGCTAGTGGCGAATCCGCTACTGTCGCCGCGAACAATATAAAAGAGAAAGGAATATAATGAATTCAAAGAAGTTTTATGAGGAATACTATTCCTCACTAAAAGGCTGGACTTGTGTTGATGTAATTATCAAGACAGAAGATAACTATGGACTAGAGGATAACTGGCCTACGCTAGTATTTACTCATCCAGAATTCAAGAATGAAATTCACCTAGAACTATCTAGTGATGAAGAAGGCAATAGGCCCGGATTTGCTTTTGGGCTACCAATTCCAGAAGTACCAGCAACTAACTAAAAGAGAGGAAAAATGGGAATTATCAAAAATACAGATATTCTTTTGCGTAGAGCAGAAGAGCATAAGGCAGCAGATCATATTTCTCAAGGAAGTTATGGGGTAATTGATTATTCTAAGAATGGAAAAATTGAGACAACAGAATGGCGAGGATGCGCTATTGGATGCCTAGCAACAGAAACAACTATTCAGGCATTGATGAAGCAAGATGATTTTGACTTTGATTTTGATGCCGCTTTAGTTGATCACGAAAATGGAGTATCTTACTACGAAATTAGGCTTACCTCACCAAGACTAAGAGAAATGCTACAGAATAAGTTTGGTATGCCTAATAAGCTAATTTTTCTAGCAGAAGCTATTTTCGAAGGTGCTGACCCCGAATATGCTAGAGATTGGCCGGTAGAGTTTGCTAAGGCTATGAAAACACTAGAGGGAATCAACATTACCGATGACGATATTGATTCTTTTTGGAAGAAAATAGTATCAGAAAGAAGTATCGGATGTTATGATTATCCAGAAGAATTCGACCCCGGAAACTTCGTGGATGATGATGAACTGCTTTGGGGAATTGATGATTATTTTCAGGTAGTTGATTACGATGTAGGCAATATGCTCATTTCTTGGACAGAAGACATTTATCGCAAGTTTACACATGAATAATGTGCTGTGATAAGGTAGTCCTGCGGCTGTATCCCGGCGATGCCGGGGCAGCCAGCAGGCACTAAAAAGAGAAAGGATATAATTATGACACTAGACACAACAAGCATTGATGATATTACAGAAAGCCTAGATCATTTTGATTCTGAGGACCAAATTTCAGTAGGGGAACTAGTTTCTGCTAGAAACGAGGTAATTGATAAGTATCTTTCATATTGTAAGAGTTGCGATGATATTGGCGACACTGATATTGAATATCATATTTCTGTTCTTACTCAGGTAAAAAATATTGACGATAATGTTGGACACCTAAGCCACTATACAGAGTTGGTATCAGAAAATAATGTTGAGGAATACATTAGGGAGCATATCGAAAATGAGTTTCCCGAGGCCGCTGAATACGCACAAGGATATTACAGTAGTTGGCCTATGAATCATATTGAGTTTGATCTAGATGCGGCCATTGAGGAAAAGGTTAGCGAGGCAGAAGAGATTACTATTTCTGGAACTACTTTTTATGTAGTTGACCTATCTTACTAAGAAAGAAGGTATAAAATGGAAGAAGATGTAGGAACATCCATCGTGATACTATTCTTTTTAGTATTAGGAATTATTGTTAATTTGTTTGACAAGTTTATGTAGAAAGGAACTATGGATAAACAAGAATACCTAGTAAAGCAGTTTTGGTTTGAGCCTGTTTATGGAGAAGATCGTTATAAATATGAATGCTTAGTAATGAAGCATCCTTTTGGACACTATGTTTCTTATGCTAGTGTTTCAGAAAATTCTCCACTGTATAAGATAAGTGGGCAAACTGAGGTAGAAAGCATTATTCAAAATATGTTTTCAGAAGATTCTTTTGAAGACATTATTAGTTTTAAAACTGAAAATTTTCCACAAGGAATTACATACTACGATAGTATAAATCCCCTAACTGATTCAGAAGATGAAGACAATAGATGGTGGATTGGAACTGACTATGTAAATTGGATGGAAAAGTCAAAAAAAGAAGTTATAGAGGGCGCTTTGGCAATGGCTATGCTTGTACAAATGATTGATTCAGCAACTTCTGAATATTTTTCACATATTCTACAAAAGAATATGTTGAAATTTACATACGAAAATGTTTGCTGGAAAAGAGAACATTAACTAGTTTTTAGGGGAAGTAACTCAAATAGGTAGAGTAGCAGACTTTTAATCTGATGGTTATGGGTTCGATTCCCATCTTCCCCATAAAACTTGCCGCTATGGTCTAATGGTCAAGACACTAGTTTTTCACGCTAGTTATCTGAGTTCGATTCTCAGTAGCGGTATAATTTCTTCACACAGAAAAAATGCGGTACGGTAGTATTGTCTTAGCGGTAGAGAACCGCACCAAAACAAAGAAAGAGAGAAAATTATGAGTAAGATTCATATTGGCGATGTAGCGGTTGATTCTGGACAACTTATGATTACTGACCCTTGCTATATTGATATGTTTGAGACTCAAAACGATAGCGATTTTTATGAGTCAATTCCAGAAGGTGTTGATCTAAATAATCATCATAACGAAGAGCCACTAGATAATTATCCGTACACTTATGGTGGCGCTTGTGCTGCTAGTTGTAATAGGGATGGCGCTGCTGTAATGACTGCTTCTACAATGAATACGCCGGGAATTGGCGCGTGTTTTTCTACTGGATATGGCGACGGTATGTATCCAGTGTATGTAGAGCATAGTGACGATGGTAGAGTAAAGAGTGTTACTATTGAGTTTATGGAAGGCGAAGAAGAGGATATTTGGTAATGATAAAATTTCAAAATGACATAAAGGAGTGGTAAAATATGGCTACTAGGTCACAAGTATTGTTTTATGAAGAAGGTTATGATAGACCAATTGTTTTTTACCAGCATTGGGACGGTTATGAGTTACCACATATTGTTGCTGATGCCCTTGATAGGGCAGATAAAGCCGGTAGGCTAACCGATACGCCTTATCTTGGAAGAATTATTTTTTCTGAAATGCTTAGGCATAGCAATCATAATAATGAAGATTGGAATACTGCTCTCAGCGACCCACTTAGTTATGGAATATCTTTTTCTAAAACTGATTGGATTGAGTGGACAGTAGAAGTTCACAGCAAATATAATGATAAGCCAACTATTGTAGTAAATGAAGATGCTTATTCTTTCGATAATTTTATTACTCATTATTTAAAAGAAAATGGCGCTTGGAACTGGAAAAATAAAGTAGAGGAACCGGTAAATGTCTAGAAAACCAAAAGTAAGTGACGCAGAAGGTTGGGAACAAACATATAAGAGTGAGCGTGAGTATGAAAATGTAGTTGTAGAATCTCCGACCGGGCTTACTGTAAAAAATCCAGAAAGTGAAAAGCGATTCAGTTATGTTGGAGAAAGAATTGCTCTTGACAATTGGTTTAGGCTAAAAGCGACCGGACATAGGACTAAGTATTTTTATGGGGAAACTGCTTGGTCAGATGTTTACAGAGAAGCAAATGAACTAGATTGGCAAATAGAAAAGGATAAAAACGGATGGCGATAAAAAATCGGTGTTGTCCAAACTGTAGTAATGAAAAAACATTTTCAACTATAGAAAAAACTATAGCAACATCTAGCGTAGATTATATTACATCTGATGGAGTTATAGAATGGACTGGCGAAACAGACTGCGATGATTTTGAGACAATAGGAATTATCTGTATGGCCTGCGGTTGGGAGCATATAGGTAAAAATTGGATGGCTGCTTTACACACAAAAAACTAGGTAGGCTATACTGGGTTTCCGGTCGCACTAGCGGCATAACCAGACAGAAAGAAAATTATGAGTAACTATCACGAATATGGAGTAAATGTAAAAGTTTACGATAGCATTTATGTAGAAGGTCAAGAAATTCTTGATGAAGATGACCTAAATTTTGCTTATGAATCAGCAGTACAAAGTTTTTGGAATAGTCTTTCTGACTATACAAAAAAGACTTTCAATAAAGATTGTTGGTCAGAAGGCAGAAGCGGTGGTTGGGCTATATTTGATACAGGAGAATATGAACCGCCAGAGGAATGGGTAGAAACAGTAATAGAATACCTCGGTTGGGCAAAAGACGATATTTATCCTAGTATTGTAAAAGATATTATTGAAGACAGAAGGTGGCAAGAGCATATTGTTTTTGTCACTAGCGACAAAGAAACATTTGAAATTATAAACAAGAAAAGCGTAGTGGCTACTGTAGAAACTGATCTTCTTAGCGATAAAAGTCAGGAAGATCAGATTCAGCAAAAGATAGATGATGATTTTGAGGATATGGCACTAATTCTTGATGGAAATCACATTGTTGATTTTGTAAATATAAAAAGGAGAAACTAAATGACTGAACTATACGGTGGAGAAGTAGTTTTTGAGTGTGATTACGAAAAAGAAAACTATAAGCAGTTTTGTGATGATATGCTTTACGCAGGACTTGAGTGTAAGCATTATTTTGGAAGGTTTTTTTACGAGGGTCCATCGGTTGTAGTAAGTGATATTCAGAAAGCACTAAGCAATACTAAGGTCAAGTGTAGAACTGATAGTATGGGCCTTGAATATGTAGTTTATCCAGAGTAGGCTCCCACTAAAAAAATCAGATAGCCTAGTATAGTCCTGCGGCTGTATCCCGGCGATGCCGGGGCAGCCAGCAGGCAAATACTAGAAAGGAATTATGAAGGTAGATAGCAACATTGTTATTGAGAGAGAAAGTATTTCTCTTGAAAAGTGTGAAAAGAATGTTTGGAAACTGTCCATTGAAGGCAATGTATATTACATTCATTACGGCAATGGCAAATTTGGAATAACCAAAGAATACAGTAATACAGTACAAGGTTATGGCGGCGAAGAGACACTTAGCAGAGAAATTCTTATAGAAGAGTTTAGCGACCCTTATAAACTAGCAAGATACATTATAGAAAACATTTTATAATTATGGAAGACCTTACTATAGAAAAGGCAGTAGAGAACGCAGCAAAAGTAGGAGAACCTTTTGTTGTAAATAGCCTTTATGAATCTTCGCCAAGAAATTTGTATGTGGCTATGGTAAAAAGAGATTTTTCGCCTTTTGGCGAAGAGAGATCATTTGCTACAATTTTGGTAAATGAAACTCGTTGCTTTGATGGTCATTATGATATGACTTATACTGATGCTTGGGATGATTTACTAGAAAGGAGTAATAGAAAATAATGGGACTAACTGAGGCTGTACTCGCAATTTGTGAGGCAAATATTGATCATATGGCTAAATATAGGTGGGATATTGAAGAGATTGATTATGAAAGTAGTTCGTACTATGATTGGCTTGTTGATGAATCTAATAAAATGGCAGACTTTGTTTTTGAAGGAATTGATAACTCTATTGAGAGGTATATTGATTCTGGAGATATGAATCCTCCGCCTGATAAGGATAAGTAATGAATTACGACCAGTATGATTTATATTATATTCTGGAGCGAGATTTTGAAGCAAGAATAAGTAGTCTTTGCCGCGACCTTATAAAGCAAAAAGCTGGCGGAAAAGTTTATGAATTTGATTTAGAAGAAGAGGTTTGGTCTATAACCGATACGATTCTACAATCAATTCAAGACAATATTAGTCAGCACCTAGATAATAACATACCTAGTTGGAAGGAGAATAATGAGTAGGAAACTTAGAAATCAATGGTGGGAAGATTATGACTGGTATAAAGCACAAGGATTTGCTGATGATTATGAGGATATTCCCGGCGTAAATTTTGACGAAGAAGGCGTAGTAAGTTTTCCAGACAATATTGAACAATATAATCTTCCTATGGTGACTGCGGAAGCATATTACGATACTGTTGATGTAGAAGTTACTATTTGCCAAATTGATGATTCTCAGGCTAGTTATAGTGATGTAGTTGATTGTGCTAATGAAATCATTTCTGGGCATTCTACTGTAATAAAAGATTGGCCCGGAGAATTTGCCGGAGCAGCAATAACAAGCGCAATAGAAAATACAAGAATTATTATTTCTGGAATTACATTTGTTTGGGGAAGGCAAACAGAATTTTTTAGAAGTTTTTCTGAGCGCCACCCGTTTGTGGAAATTCATTGTGAATCAACTAATATTGATTCGAATTATTTTTGTGAAGATATTTTTGCTGACGGTAGATATATTCTAAATTGCGAAGATAGTTTTTCCAATAAGTATCCAGATATTTACCGCGAGTATCTAGAAGAAGTAATGGCGGAAAACTAGCCGGTAAATTGTCACACAAGAAAAATTGGCGGTGCTATATTGTGTGTCGCTTGGGAAGCCGCGCAAGACAGAAAATGAGAAAGGAAATACAATGAAGATCGTTACCGATGAAGTTTCAGGCAGAAAACTGATAGTTGATGAAGATTATTGGACAGATTATGGAGAAAACGCAGACGAATATTTTTCTCGGTTCAATATTCGTTCTAATCTATACGCTATTAGAAATAGGGCCAGCATTAGTGAAGTAATTGACTTTGCTAATAAGGTTCGCAAAGCAGGCGGAGGAAATATTATTGATAGTCTTATGCCTAGCACTCCTGAACAATCAGATAGTTGTCTTATTGCTAATGCTCTAAATTTTGATTGTACTATCGAACCTAATAGTGATGATACTTGGAGTATGATTATTGATGATGTAGATACTGGTGAGAAAATTGCTGAGAAACTTGGCCTTGACTATAATCACCACGGCGATTCTATTGAGATTATTTTGCCAAAAAAGATTGGCCTAGTAGCAAAAGCATTTGATACTTATATGGATTATGAGTTGGAAACTTATAACATACACACTGAGATAATGGAGGTAGCATAATGCCTAATTGGTGTCGTAACGACCTAGATATTGTTGGTCAGGAAAATGTTGTAAATGATTTTATTGAGGTAGCCAAACTAGAAATAGATGAAGGAATTGTTCCTCTTTGTTTTGCCAACCTTTATCCAGAGCCTGATTATGATAAAAATCCGTCAGAGGATTCTTCCGTTATGCCAGATTGGTACAATTGGAGAATTGAGAATTGGGGAACAAAGTGGGATTTGGATATAAATACTCAATTTGATTCAGGAATAGGATGGGCAAGTTATGTATTTGATACTGCTTGGAGTCCACCACTAGAATTATTTGATGTAGTGGCAGGAGATTATCCAGCACTAAAGTTTACACTTACTTTCGGTGAAATGGGTATGTGGTTTTCAGGACGAACTGTTTGGCAAACAGGAAAAAGATTCTCTCATATTGAGGGAGAATATGAAGCATTTTTTCCAGAAGAAGCAGAACAACTATTAGAGTATTCGGAGGAATAGATTGGCTAAAGGAAAAAAGACAGCAGAGATTTATGAAGAGGTAACTCAAAGAATTATTGATTCTTTGGAAAAGGGAATTATTCCGTGGAATAAACCGTGGGTTTCTATTGGAGGTCATAAGAATTATGTTTCTCAGAAACCTTATAGGGGAATAAATCCTTTCCTACTACAAATCTCATCTATTGACAATGATTTTGTTTCACCCTTTTGGCTGACTTATAATCAGGCAAGCGAATTGTCTGTCAAAAAGTGGCTAAAGGATAATAACCTTACAGACACAGATGATAATAGAGCAGCATATAAGAATGACGAAAATGGATACAAAGGTGTAAGGAAGGGCGAAAAGTCCACCACAATTATTTTCTGGAATACATTTACTATCGAAGATAAGGATAACCGTGATGAAAATGGGAAGCCAGAGAAAAAGACAATTCCTTATCTAAAGTATATTTCTATTTTCAATACAGATCAAACCGATCTTGGTATAGAAATTCCAGAAATTAGCGATAAACAATTTGACCCAATTGAGGAAGCACAATCCGTAATTGATGATTGGCCGGACAGACCAGAAATAAATCACGGAGGGGATATTGCTTCATACATTCCTTCATACGATCAGATTACTATGCCGCTTCCAGAAATGTTTGATAGTGAAAATTATTATTACAAAACTCTTTACCACGAAGCAATCCATTCTACTGGTCATAAAAGTAGGCTGAACAGAATCAAGGAATCGTCAGGATTTGGAAGCGACCCATATGCTAAGGAAGAATTGGTAGCAGAATTGGGAGCCGCTATTATGATGAATTATGTTGGAATCGAAACTCCAGAAACTGATAAAAATACAGAGGCATACATAAAAAGCTGGATAAAGAGATTCAAGGAAGATTCTAAATTGATAATTTCAGCAGGGTCTAAGGCGCAGAAAGCAGCAGACTATATTATCGGCGCAGAAGATGAAACAGAAACTGACGATAAGGGTTAGCAAACTTTTCACACAGCAAAAATTAGGCTTGGTAGCCTTACATAGTCGCGGTACACTATCCGCAGACAATCCAGCCACTAAGAAAGGTAAAAATGCCAGAAAATATTTCTACAGATGATTTGATTGATCGTAAAGACGAAATCATAAAAGAAATCGAAGATGCTCTTCATAACGGTCTTTGTGATATTGACACATTCAAAGATATGGTTGATGAATTTTACGAAATTTCTCAGATTGGGGCAGATTGTAGTGATTTTGATTATGGCGCAACGCTAATTCACGAAGACAATTTCACAGATTACATTGAAGAGTTTATTGCTGATGTATATCACGAAACATATCAATTGGTGGAAAATTGTAGTTGGCCTGTAATCAAAATTGATTATGAACAAAGCGCCAGCGATGCTAGAATGGACTACACAGAAGTAGAATATCTTGGTGAAACTTATCTGACTAGATAGTTTTGTTACATTTTCGCGCAACAAAAACTACCTAGCCTATACTAAGTGAGCGGTCGGAGGATGGCCGCAAAAATAATCAAGAAAGGAAAGTAAATGCCAACCAAGACAGAAGAAATCCTAGCAGAAATGCTTACAGAAAATACTGGACGGCATATGCTAGATTCTGGTGGAGCATATGGAAGAAATTGGGAAAGAAATCAAGGCCTTACTGTAAACGATTTTATAAATTCAGATAAGGTAAGAATTACTAAGTATGGTCCGGTCGCAAGTCTATTTCATTATCTAAATGATAGTTTGGAATATGCGGAGGAACTAGATAAGGAATTTCAGGAGTGGATAGATAATCCTATTCGCAAAGATAATTCATATATACAAGATAGTTGTGATTGGGCCAGCAATTTTGAGGAATCATATTATCCTAGTTTCAATAGTTATGACGGCGAGAATATTCTTTCTCAGTGTTTCCAAGTAGAAACTTTTAGAGTAGATGGTGACGAATATTGTAGTCTTTCTATTCACGGAGGATGCGATATTCGCGGCGGATATACTAGGCCAAGAATTTTCAAGGTTTATTCAGAAAGTTTTGGCTGGAGTTGTTCTGATTACACTATATTCTCAGTAGATAGAAAGGCAGAAAAAGTTGCTTTGGATATTAGGGGTGGGGAAATTATTGATTATGAAGGAAGTTATGTTGCTTATGATGACCCTCTAAGTAATTGGGCAGACTTCTACACACAAAAAGAAGGTTATCCAATTTGGGATGAAGAAAAAGAAATGTGGAAAGCGCCAGATGGTGATGGATACATTGATATTGATGTTTGTTGGGATTACTAGAAGGAGCAATATGAATTATCAAGAAATTATTGATAGCGTTATTGAGCATCACGAAAGAGGCGACGAAACTGTAAGCGTAAATGATATTGCTATGACTTTTGGTTACGATAAAAAAGATGTAGAAAGTTGTTTTGTCGAACTAAAAGAAATTGGCTTGATGGATAGTAATTCAGAAGGTCTTTGGTGGTCAAAAGTAAAAGAAGCAACTATAGTAGAAGATTGGGAATACTTTACACTACAATAATGGCCTCTAACACAGAACAATTCGCAAAGTCTTTTATAGGTACTAGACTAATTATAGATAATAAAAATTGGACTATTACTAATTTTTATGATGGAGATACTAATGCGGAAGAAGACTGTTGGTTTATTCTTTCTGACGGAAAAAACAATATTGAAATTCATTATGAAGATTATGATGAAGGACAGATATTTTCGCCAGAGGATTATTATCTAGATGGAAAACTAATAGAATATCCTGACGGGGAACCGCCTAGCGTTTCTATTAGAAGAGAAGAGCAAAAGAAAGAGGAACAATGAATACACCGTGGGGAAATGCTGAATTTATACACTATTTTGGAAATAGCCTAGAGCAAAGAAAAGAAAATGTGGTTATAGTATCTACCCCTAGTCACGGAGGAATTGGAATAAAGGTAGATGCCGCAGAAAACTTTTATGAAATTTCTGATTACGCAAAAGATATAGCAATCAAGTCAAATGGATATTACTGGTTTGAGGAAGATTGCGACTGGTCAGTAGCAGTAATAGAGTTAGAATTATATGATATATTTGGGTCAGAGCAAAGAGATTCAGCAATAGATTGTGCTGAAAGGTGGCACTCAGATTATCTAAGCAGAATTGGCGGAGCAGAAACTAGCGCGTAAAATTAGGCTAGTCTTTACACTACAATAATGGCTTGGTCTAGCCTTACTGGGGCGCGACAGGACAGCGCCATAGCGCGACAGGACAGCGCCATAGCGCGACAGGACAGCGCCATAGCGCGACAGGACAGCGCCATAGCGCGACAGGACAGCGCCATAGCGCGACAGGACAGCGCCATATATATACAACGGCCCGGAGGATAAAATATACGAATCAAATAAAAATAATAAAAAAGTTAGATCAAATGATTTGATTGATTTTTCTGATAAAATGTGGGAAAAATATCAAGATTCTTTTTCAGATTTACAAAAAAGCGACTTTCTAAGATATATCAAAGACCATCTTTACGAAAATAATCCTATGATAGTTGGCAAAAGCAAGGTAAAAAATCTAGATATTTTTATTGACTACAATCACAACAATAAAGGAAAAAATGAAGCCTAAACCATTTATTGATATGACAAACGAGCAAGAGGTAATCAGAGAAGCAAATCAAATTTTTGATGGCGATCAATATAAAGCAGAAACTATTGAGCAAGCACTAAATATGTTTGTTCATAATGGAGAATATGATGAAATTGTTTCTATAGAAGGAAATGAGCCAGAAAATGCCGTAAGGATTAGCGATTGGATTTTGTGGACAGACTCACAAGGAAATCAAACAGCATTTCAGTATGAGAATGAAGAAACCGCTTCTCATTTGATAGAATGTTATGATAAGGGAATCGAAAATCCGGGGGTATAATGTATAAAATCGTTCATAAAAACAATGGCAACACTGTAATTTTTTCCACAAAAGAAAAGAAAGAAGTAGAAGTTAGGCCAGACGGAATAGTTATTATTAGAAAGAGAAAGGATAAGTAATAATGGATGATGATATTCAGATTGACGAGTTGGAAGATATTATGTTTGATGGAATGGCAACTCTAGATTGTGGTTGTACAGTAGAACCCGATGGAGTTTGTCCCTGCGGTAATCAATCACCACTATTGGAATTGGGAATGATATAAACAAACTTTTGCCTGACGAGTTTTTCCACAAGAAAAATTCGGCCTGATAGACTGATTAGGTCGCGTAAGTAGAGCGGAAGTTTATCCGCTAAAAATATGCGGCCCTTTAGTTGTTTACTACTCGCCCGAATCAAATATCGGAAACAAAAGAAATAAAAGTCAGAATCTCCCTTTCCTGATTACTGATAAAAGAAATCTTATTGGCTTTCTTGCGTAGTAAGAAAAGAGATTTCCAGAATTTATTCTGAATCCACCGAGGCGATTATTTTTATAACAGAAAGAGGAAAACATTATGTGGACAGTAAAACTCATTTACGGTATTAGATTTACCGCTAAAAATATGTCAAAAAACAATAATGTTCTTGTTTTTAGTGGAACAGATTACACTAAATCTGGCCTCGTATATGTTCATAAAAGCCAAATCGAAAAAATGGAAAGGGTAAGCCGATAAAATGATAAACGCTAATCCAGATTACATTTCTGATATTGCCTACGCAGTAAAAAAGATTGAGCAGTTTGGAGAAGGATATTACAATAATGTAATGGCTTCGCTAAAGATTATTGAGGGAGTTATTGCTCAAAATGATGACAAAATTCTTTGCGGAGATTTTACTATCTGTGCGAAAGGCGTAGAAAAAAAGGCTAAGGATTTGGCTGCGGCTATTATGATTCATTCTAGTCTAAATACTCGCGGAGAAAAGAAAATCATTCTTGATAACGATATTGTTATTTTGGAGGGCTAAAATGCTTCTGGATTTTTCTGACAAAACTAATCAGTATCAAGATATTGACCACGCTAATCGTATTATCCAAAAGCGTATCAATGACGCTGAAATGGAACTAGAGTTTATTATTGTAAATGAGGCAGACGATAAGGAAAATATTTGCGAGAGCATAAATGATCTACTCTATAATAAACTGGGCATTGATGAAGATACTGCCAATATGGATTTCTGGATGATTTTTCCAGAAATGTTTATGGATGAATTTTCCCAAAAGGTATTCTTTTCGCTTATGTTCTATCCAGATATGCGAGACAAAAAGATTACTTATGAAGATTATAGTTGGCCGCTTGATTTTATTGATTGGGATATGGCTACAAATAATCTTTTTGAGAGTATTGACCACAAAAAGTTTGATTGGAATGGAGAAACTTTTATAGCAGTGTATGATTGGGAAAGTTGTATCTAAAATAAAAGGCTGACGAGTTTTTACCCAAAAAATATTCAGCGTGGTACGCTTCCGGTATCGCGTGATTGTCTTTATATATGGCAGGCCACGCTAGAGAAACAAAACGGAAAGGAAAACCTAAATGGTTATTGATGGAATGGTTATTGTAAATGTAAAGTGGGATACAACTACTGACGAATATCCATATGGAGAACCGGAAGTAGAAACTGAATCAGTTGTAGGTGTCCCGGTAGATATTTACGAAATGGACGAAGAAAATAACTTTGACACTAACTATGTCACAGATTATTTGTCAGATGAATATGGCTGGTGCGTAGAATATTGGGGAAACTACTAAACTTTACAAATATTCGCCCGAAGTAAATATCGGAAATATCGAAATTTATTTCGCTCTACTAAAAGTATAAAATAATCGGGCAAGCACTTTTATTTTATACAAACAATGTCGGATAAGTTCAGACTAAGACAATATTTTTATTGTCTAGCAGAGGCGAAAATGGTATAGCGCCTACTTTTATAAAAAATAAAGAGCCAACCGAAGCGAAATAAAATATAGATAAAAAGATATATCTATTATTGGTTTTATAGATACTCTGCCTGTATAAACATTAGTGAACAAGCAGCAACAGGATAAAAGATAAAACCACCGAGGCGAATAAAATTTATAAGTTATTTCGTTCGAATAAAAGTGCCGGAACGCGGCATACAATATCGGAAAAAAGATACGCGAGACAGAATAATACTAGTAAAGTTCTGAAAACGAATAAAGAATGGAACACTATTACCCGAGCAACAAAAGGCAAAAACATTTTCGGGTAGCCTAATCAAAAGTGAAAATAGTGGTCTTTATTTGACAGCGGTTCCACCGAAACGGAATAAAATATTTATAAAAATACCGCCCGTAGTAAAGAACACAGTATCGGGGAAAGTATCGAATAAAGAGAAATCTGAAAAAGCCGAGGCGGTAAGATTTTACAAAAGGAAAAATGAGCGAGATCAAACTAACATATTACGAAAAGTTGCTTCTCATTGAGGCTATGGAAATGAAGATTGAGAAGGCCGAAGATATGATCAAGCAAGCAAAAAAGTGGAAGAATCAAGGAATAGAAGTTCATTCAGAAAAGATAGTTGATGTTTACCAATCAGTTATCGAACAGCACAATGAAATCATAGAAAAGTTGTGGAAAAGGTAAATAAATGACAGAAGATTCTTTCAATAAGTTAGTAGAAGAAGTTATGGAAAATGCTTCTGATCAAGAAAAAGAATACCTAGAGCAAGAAAGAAAAAGGGTAGAGCAACAAATGGAAGCAGAGTGGAAAAACATATGGGTAATCCAAACCAAAAATTCTGATGGAGATTGGGTAAGTATTACTCAGGGCGATCAAATGATTAGGTTTGGAAATAAGGAATCAGCACAAGGAGTAATGAATTCTTTTATCGAAAACTACGGAATGAATCCTAACGATATAAGAATACAAGCAATCATAACAAGTGAGTAAGAACCGGGCTAATAAAATTGGTCCGGTTTTTGCTTTAGAAAATACTGACGAGTTTGACACCAAAAAATATTCGATAGTTTAGACTAGCGGTAGCGGGTGAGTCACTACAACCGACCGCCCCGAGGAAACAGAAAAACAGGAAAGGAAAATATGTCGCTCGATTGGAATCTGGAAAACATAGAAGATTATGAAAATATTTGTTGGGAAGTGAATGAGAAAACAGGAGAAAAGTATATGAATCCTATAACTCACTCACTTATTTTTGCGACAATATCAGTAGGGATAAGTGAAATCACGCAAGATAATGTCGCAGAGTTTTACAACAGGACTATTCTGACAGCCAATGTTTATGGTGAACCTATAAGTGAGTTTCCAGAAGAAGGCGGAATAGTTAGAAGAAACTATACTTTCGAGGAAGTAAAGCAACATATTGGGCTATCAACAAATGCCAGCCATTATTCCGATAAGGAGTTTATGGAAAAAGTAAACAACGCCCAAGCCCAAAATCAAAAAGATTTGGAAGTATTCAATAAGTAAAAGGAAAGGAATATCAAAATGATTGATGAAATGTTTGATAAAGATTTTCATACTGATTTCATAGTCAAAATCCATAACTATATTAGTTATGACGAAACTGAAGAGTTAGTTTCGTATGATATTGATATTGTAAAATGTTGGCAGGAAATATTTGTGAACGATGATGAAGCAATAATGTTTATGAAAGAAGTAGGAATCCTAAATAACCCAAAGAAACTTTTGGCAACAGTTTTGGGAACAAAGATTATGAGGATAATGGAAAAAGAAGTCAGGCGCACAACGGATTCTCAAAATCCTATTACTGATAGAATAATTGAAATGATATATGTTTTGATTATTGATGAAGTTTCTTCCGCAAGCATAGACTTTGGAGAAAATAAGAATCTAGTTTTGGAGGTAGAAAATGCCAACCTATGAACAAATAAAAGATTTTAGCCAAGATGAGTTTTTGATAAATGAAATCAAAAACTTTTTTGAGAAAAAAGGAATCTGTTATAGGCACGAAGTAGATAAATGGTCCACCAGATTTCTTATAAATCATTTTATTGAGATTTATGAAGGCGAAATAGAAGATTTTATTCTTCAAGTAAATATCAAAAAAGATTTCGCACAATAAAATAGGAAAGGAAAAAATGAATAACTCAATTTATAATCTGATTACTTATTGCGTAAATGATGCGTCTGGAAGTAATGATAAAGAATATGTTGGCATAAATAGTTTTCAGGCATCAGAAATCATTGACGGTTATGTAAAAATTGATTGTAGCAAAATAGTAGAAGAAGTTTTTGACAAAGTAGAATATATTGATTCTAATAGAGAACAACTAATTGATATTCTAAATAATATGGAAATAGCAGAAGTTTTTGACGCAACATTATTTTCAGAAGATAATGAGCAAATAATAGGCGCAATAACAATAAGCAGAACCCGATGAAAGACTTATTCGTAGAGTTTTTTCCCAAGTAGTATTCTGGCTGGTATGATCGCGGGTGCGCGGGTGAATCACCACAACGGAACGCCCGAGGATACAGAAAAACAGGAAAGGAAAAGTAAATGCCAGAACTACATCTAAAAACCAAAACCGGAACTGAAAAGTGGATTCTGGATGAGTATTACAGAATCGGGCCGAAAACCGGAAAACTGATTGATTATTCTGTAACCCAACAAATAATCGAAAACCCAAACGGTATTTTGGAACACAAATATCGTTTGGAATTTGTTTTCCAAAATGACCAAGAGGAATGGTCATACGGAATGTTGATAACCGATTGGTTGTCGTAAACAGGAAAGGAAAAAAGTGGAAAAAAAGGAAAAAGAGTACAGCGAAAAAGAAGTCAAAGCAGTAGCGCAAGTTATAGCGGATATAACAAAACTAGACCCGAATAAAAATTTGGCAAAAGTTTACGCGAAAAGAATACTTGACGCGATTAGCGAAAGCCAAAACTAAAAACAGGAAAGGAAAAATGTTTACAAGAGGCGAAAAATGGGATGTTCTATTCGCAATAAAAGGCGAAATAAATAAGTGTAATACAAGGATAATAACCCTTGACCAAAAGGATTCAGAAAGCCTTATCGCTTATTACGAAGAACAAGTCGAAAATCTAAAACGGTTAGCACAAAAGATAGAAGATTCTCCTACGATATGGGAGGAAAGGTAATGCTACACGAAAATCAAATACCAGAGCCAGAAACTCATATGGTAGAACTTACCTATTATGAGAAATGTTTAGTCCAAAAGATATTGAGAACATATCAATATCTAATGGAAAATCCAGAATCAGAACTAAAAATCACAGAAGAGGCTCGCCAAGCAAAAGACATAGAAAGAATAGTAAAAAGGATGGGGATATAAAAATGGAAATCCTTGCCTTTATCTACAAAGCAATAATGCTAACAATAACTGTTAGTGGTATTGCTTTTTTGTTATTTCTATCGGTTATTTGGATGGTAGAAGATTATAAGGAAAGGAAATAAAATGGCTTCAAAAAGAATCATAAAACAATACGCAAATAACAGAATCCTGATGGAAGAAATAAAAGAGTGGATATATGATTGCGGATATGGTGATATGAAAACCATAAACGCACATTCCAACCTTCATATTGTAAGGTGTATGGATAAAGAATATGCGGGAGGAATAGAACAGTTCATAATAGATTGTGACCTATTAGAAATCGCATAAACTATATGGTATGGTGAGCGATAAATCTATATGGTATGGTGAAAGGTATATGGTATGGTAAAAGAAATAATGATAATGGCAAAAGATAGTGATGGTGAGATAATCGAAAAAGAAAATCAGATTGATTATCTTGACATTATAACAAAAGTTACAATCTATTTTGAGAAATACATAAAAAATGCCGAACAGAAAAAGATTGATAAGTTTATTGATGAACTATTGATAAACGGTTCAGCAAACTGTATTTCAGAAAACAATAGAAGAATGATTGAGGCAACAGCAATAAAAGCGTAAAAAAGAAAAAAATAAAGGGAATCTAGGCCGAATATATGTTCGGTCTTTTTTTATGGGAAAATCGCCCCACCTAAGAAAAACCTATAAATATTACCTATAAACTAACTATAAAAGACCTAAAACAAAACACACCGTATATAGCGTAAAACAAATAGATACTTACAGAATAACTCCATATATGGAATAAAAACAAAAATAACCAATAAAATAAATAAAACCTTTCAGTTTATAGCAATAATCAAAAGAAAAAGACAATATCTTGCTGAGTTATCTAATCTTTCAGAAAAAATCTTTTGTTCAAACCAAAAAGAAAAAAGAAAAAGTTTGCGGAAAAAATAAATAAATAAGACATAAACTAATACGAAAGGCATAACATAAGGCAAATAAGATATAGAAAAAAATATTCAAAAAGTTTATACTCAAGTTTTATTCGGCGTGATAGTATATGTTTATAGCCAAAGAATAAACCGAGGGCAAAATCTGCCCCGGTAAAAAGAAAGGAAAAAAGAAAGTGATAACTATTACAATCACAGAAGAAGAAGTAGAAGTAATCCAGAAGGCTATGTGGAAAGAAGAAGAAGAAATAGATTGGATTATTCAGAGTGAAAGATTCACTAACAAAGCAACAATAGAAGCACAAAAGGAAAAGAAAAAAATAAATAGCATTAGAAATAAAATCTGGCAAGCACAATAAAAAAAAGAAAAAATAAATCAGAAAGAAAAAAAGAAAATGAAAAAATAAATAATAAAAAAAATAAATAAGAAAAAAAATAAAAAGAAAAAAATAATAATAAACATAAAACAAAACAGAAACAAACATAAACAACAACAAAGACTAACAGCAAACAGAAACACCTAACAACAATAAGAAAGAATAATAAGAAAGTGAAAGAATATATCTGGCCCGCCCGCCCCCGCCCTGCCGCCATAGCCTACCACATTCTGAGCGTCCGTTGTGTGAGATTCGTCACATAACGAATATATGTGAAACTTACCGGACTCCTAACAGTTTCCTAACATTACTTTGATACTCTCTCCGGTATGAAGTCCAACAGCGCAGAGAGCGCAGCCGGGAAGACCGGCCAACAGTCAGCCCGAAAGGGAAACAGCCGTCCCGCTCCGGTAATGAGGAAGCGGGGCAGGCCGAAGGGAAGTACCGATCAGTCCCGCGAGGCCGACCGCGCCGAGTTTCTGGCAGCGGTAGAGAAGGAGGCCGCGAAGGGTCCGGGGTGGATTGACGAGGCGGTAGAAGCCGTCCAGTCCAGCCGGGAAGGACGGGGCAAACCCCGGTACACCGAGTCCAGCCTACGCCAGACGCTGACCGCCTGGGGTCGTGAGGCCGGGTTCACCATCCAGCGCCACGAAGAAGGTTGGGCCGCCGAGAAGCGGTAGCCCGTCCTCGACGGTGGGGTAGCGGTCGGGGTGGAAACGCTCCGGCCCTACCCTATAGCTGTTCATAATTTGTCCCTGAAGTTTCGATATTTTCGTTAGTAGTTTTGATTCATTTGTGTTATAGGTGAAATCGCCCTATGTAAATAGCGGTTTGGCCCCTTAAAAAATGAGTTTTGCCTTTTAGCAAAGACCTATCTTTCTAGTGATTTACCCTATGTAAATATATATAATATACTAGGTTTTGAGTATTTTGTTAGTAGTTTTGTGTTAAGATGCTACTGTTTTTCTCAAAAATCGCCCTTAAAACTCTAAGCTTGTCACCATTTGGCTATGTAAATGCTTTATTTGGCTTATTATTGTCTATGCTAGGGGTAGGAATCGAACCTACATAGCCTGCGGCGACAGATTTACAGTCTGCGGGACTCACCACCTGTCCAACCCTAGCTTGTTTTTGAGTAAATCTTCTCTTAGGCGCTTTCTCAGAGCTTTCTATGGCTTAATTTATATTTTAGAAGCTGCTTCTTTAGAAAATTGCCTGTGGGCCGAAACCATCACAAAAATCACTCAAATTATTAGTTAAAACCTTTAGTTATTCCTCGTCAATTTCTTCTAGGTCTTTTTCCCATTTAGCGTGTAGCTTTTCACTGTATTTACCGAACTTATCAAGTGAGTTTGAAGGAACTGCTTTTGCATTATTAAGTTGGCTTGCTAGTCTTTCGGCCTCTTCTTGATTAATACCTAGAGGGCTTTGTAGATATACTAGCTTATCTTCATTTGCATGGCCCTTTCCACCAACTACTGACCACCTTTCAATATCTGGAAGGCTTTGCGGCTTTACAGCCTTTACTCTAAATGCTGATACTTTCTTTTTGCCCATTTTAAGAGTGACAGTAGCTAACTAGTGCGGTAACAACAGGATTAGTTTCTGCTGAGTACGCTACGGATTCTACTATAAAAGGCTCTTCATCAACCATAATGTAATCTCCTTCGCGTGGCACAAATCCAAAATCTACATTTTCTCTTACTACGGCCTCTTCGCCTTTTGCTCCAGCTTTAATTAGCCCACCGTCATAAAGGCTAGTTAGCGGAACATTGTTTTTAGTGTTAGTAAACATTAATCACCTTTTCCTTCTTTGGTTTTAAGGCAACGCAAGACGCGCCACCAATAAAGACTGTATCACGGAGAATAAATTCTGTGCAAAAACTTGTATTTAAGACTTTTTCCTTTCTTTTAGGCCCATACCAGCCCCTCCGTTAGTGCCTCCCTTTACTTTGCCAAAAATTGAAGACTTAGAATAGTCCCTTTTCATTGGAATTTTACAGTTTGGGCAATTTTCACTGTATTTTTCTACATTAACTAGGCTGAAAAAGTAAAAAGTGTCTTTATGCCCACATTCGTGGCAAATCATATCATAGATGGGCATTATTTCTCCTGTGATTCCTTAAACTCTTGTAAAAATTCGTCAAACAGCATTCCGTTCCTAGTAAAGCCAAAAGCCTCTAGGGTAGCGTCAAAATCTCCGGTTTGCTTTACTAATCTTAGCATATCGTTGGCGATATTTTGAATTTCTAACTGAGCTTCTTCATCGGCCCTAAGATTTACAAAATGAGCAAAGCTTCTCCAATTAAACATTACATCAATCACAATCTGACCGCCATAAGGAAGAAAAAACCTAGCTGATTCTTTTGCTCTTTTTCTTCCAAGTGAAGGTTCAAGCTTTTCAATGGCTTCATGATAGTTTTGATAAGCATCCTCACAAAACCTTATATATGTTTCGTAAACTTCTTCTACTTCTGTATTTTCTTTGTTTTCATTTATGTAATATTCACTGCTAGGATTCCAATCAATTGGAAGATAAACTTTATCATCCTTTAGCTCTTTATATCTAGCTGATTCTCCATTTATCGAAACACCTATTCGATGTTTTAAAAAGTGAATATGGGAAGCCGTATCGCAAGTTACAAGAAAATGTAGTGAGGATTTTTCAAATGGGGTATGATGCCCATTTTGTGCTAGAAACTTAAGAAGATTAGGAATCCTTTCCTCTTTTTCTTCATCTAATTCTCTACTGGTACTAGTCCAAGCAGAAAGAGCATGAGTAAGATCGCCACCATAGTAACCCATAAGCTCAACTTTGTTGGGCTGAAAGTTACTCTTCATCAATAAAGTCTTCCGGGTTAATATCCCTTAATTGTTCAACAAAATTGTCAACAATTTCTTCGTGATCTTCTTCTTGATCAAAAACACCTTTTTCTTTTTGTGCTTTCTCAATGTTTTGCAAGGCCACTAGCCGCTTAGTCTTTTGATTCATAATTAAGTCGCCAATTTCTCGCATATTTAATTCTTCGTCAAATAAAACTGGCATCCAACTGTCAGCGATCATATCAAAAACATCATCACTCAAAACATCAGCAAATTCTCTTATTTGTTCAAGATCAAGCCCAACTGTTCCAAACTGATAAACAATGCTATAAATTACAGCATAACTTCTAGCTTCCATTTCATCTTTAAATTCCATCATTTTGCTTTCCTAGCACTTTTTATAAATTCCAAAAAATCATAAGTGTTTTTAGCGTGTGTGCCAAAAAGATAGACTCCAAAAAGAGTAACTGGAACCCAATACTGAATTTCTAAAGCCATAGTTATACCGGCCATCATAAAAGCTACGCCTAAATCAACCATTGACTGAAAATAATAAAATCCTCGCATTTTTCTCCTTTCTCTAGTAGCTTTATACTATTATAACAAACTTTAAAAAATGACGCGGCGTTCAGGGGAGAGAAAGAAACCCTTACTAACCGCGCCTACTATGTACTATACAAATGAGCGGCTTACTCACGCTCGCCAAAGCATCATATCATAGTTTTCGATCTTGTGCAAAAACTTAATACTTTGCTGGATGCCTAGCTACAAATCCGCTCTTATCTCCGCTTGTCTTGTGCCATCTTGGGCCTGACCCGCCAGTTCCAGAAGTATCAAATCTGATTCCCGCTACTTCTAAATAAGCGTGTCCTGAATGAGTATAAACGGTAATCCAATCTCCCTTGCCGCTACTTCCCCAACTCATAAATGAGCCGGAAGTTAAAGGAGAAGAAACAAAGTTTCCTCCATTTAGGGCATAGCTGATAGCGCCAGAACAATCATAGCCTTCTGACTCAAAAGAACCGTGACCTCCACCATAAATATATGGCTTATGCCTTATCCTGTTTCCTGCAGCAATAACCTTTTTAACTTTTGTAGGAGCAAGTGTAGGAGCAATTGCCTTGCCGTTGACTACACTAGCTTTATAATCTGACTTAGTAATCTTATCTCCGCATAGTGGAGCTAGAGTCAATCCACCGCTTTTTCCTAAACAAACTTTTTCGCTTGCATAAGAGTCTGCCACATTTAGCAAAATAATAGTTGTTGCTATAAACGCAGCCAAAAATATTGCGACTTTAATTTTGATTCTAGAATTTCGCATTTACGCACACCCCCACGGAGAAGTACCATACATGGCTAATAGCCTGTTTGCGACTTTCATCTGCTGTCGCCATGTGGCATAACCGGCATTACTTGGCATGCCCGGATACTTAAATCCTGACCATGTTCCGTACCAGAATCCAAGACCTCCTTGAAAGGTTGGTCCTGTATGTGACCAGTTGACTCCCATATAGCCGGAGCCGGGTTGCTCGCAAATACCAATTTTTATCCACAAATCGTGATTGTCTGGAAGAATAGATTTTTTAATCTTTTTCCAGTTAGCCTTCATAATTGTTTTATGATTTGGACCTACTGCACACATTACAATATGCCGATGCTTTTCTTTTGCTTTATCAGGAATAAAGTAAGCGCGTCTAAATTTTTCTGCCCAAATCTTGTGGCTTTTAGCATTATAAGATACACCTTTACAAGCCGGATGAAGCTTAGGTTTGTTTGGCTCGTCTGTATCTAAATTTTCCCCCTCAAATCCAAAACCTTCTGAAACAAAAAGTACAGAAGTTACTGCAATGGTTATTATGAGTGTTTTAATTAGATTCATATACCAACCCAATCAACAGCCTTTTCGCTACGGGACTTCGCTATCTAGTTTGCATATCAACCAGCAGGGTAGTTCTGTTGATTATTCGGGGTTTTACCTCCTTTGTCGTGATTTACACATTTCTAATAATAGTATCAAACCTATTTGGCTTGATGTGTCAATTTGGCATTATTATTCTATATCACTAGCATAACAGCCATAGGTTTTGGCTGATTTGCCATTCCATATCCAAATATAGAAATAATCTCCTGTGCCTCCATACCAAAATGCCTGAACTGCATCGGCATCTGGAAATTCTGATTTAGCATAAGCAATAACTTTTTCTTTCTGTTCTCGCCTAGCCTTAATCTCTCTATTCTTTTCTAGCTTTTCTGCTTTTGCAGCAGCTATCTTTTCTTGCTTGCTCATTTCTGAAAAAGTTTCATCAACTGGAAACTGCATACCTTCTTTAATTAAGAAGTATCCGCCTCTTCCACGAAACGATTCAATAAGGTCATTTTCTTTTAGCCACTTCTTAGCGTCTTTAATCTGTCCCAAGTTTAGGCCAGTCTTTTCTTTTACGCTTGCCTCACTGATTTTTTCTCCGTGAGCAATATTTTCAAATATTTCTTTTGCGTTATTCACCAATAACTTCTTTCTTTTTTAGATAATATCTTAATCCTAACCAAGTAGGCGCTAGATAGACATTGTTCAAGTCAGTCAGCGCTTGATTGTAACTATACCACAAACCAAAAGCAACTCTCGGCTTCTTGGAATGTTCTGTGGAGCCATTCCATTTTTTCCAAGTATAGTCAGATACAAAGTCAGCAATCGTGCTTGGCCTATCGTCAATAAGATATTGACAACTTCTGATCAGCGGAATCTTGTCTCCGCTAACACAAAGCATTTCTCCAAAAGGAAATCCTTCATCCTTTAGCCATTGCTGAGTTGCTTCATGACAACTTTCTTGCCTGCTTGAAATATATATAATCTCATGACCATTAGCAGAAAGCTCATTTAAAACCTCTGCTGAATTTTCATACGGCCTTTGAGACAAAATAGCTTCATCTGAATGAACTCTATGAATAGCCTCCTTTGCAAACTCAACTCCTAATGAGTCTGTCAAGCTCCGCCATTCGACAAAAGGCATGTAAGCGCCCTTTAAAATCTCTTTATCTTCATATTCAATTGCCATCTTGAAAAACTCTTCACGAATCTTGATATTGAAATCATAAAGAGTATCATCTATGTCAACTGCTACCTTAGCCATTTTTTAACTTAAAAACAATCCTTTCTGCAAATACACTTGCAATAGATTTTAATTCTTCAACACTGCCATTGTTTTCTACAACAAAGTCAATAAGCTCTTCTGATATTCCTCGCTCTGAGTCGTGATTATCATTGTTCGCTTCTGCTTTATTGTTTTGAATCTTAACAACTATACCACCTTTGCTTTTAACTGACTCTGCCTCATTATCAAATCTGCAATCAGTAATAATAAGAACATCGGCATTTTGAAAGCTATTGTTCTGCCAAAAAGCGTCAATCCAAAAGTTTTCTCCAAACAATTCCCTATGTGCTTCTGTTCCATATCTTTGCAAAAATTCTCTGCCACTAATTGTATGAACTACTTTGCCATCAGCGTTTATAATCTGTAATTTATGTGCTTCTTTAAATGTATTTGCCCAAACCTCGTAAAATTTGTAATCTTCTTCTTCTGCAATCCCAAGCGATTCATAAGCAGATTCTTTCACAAACCTTGCCCAAGAACCTTCTTGGACTTTTATGCTATAGTTGTCTAACTCTTCCGCAATTAGCGAAGAAAAAGTATTTTTGCCGGAGCGCTTCGCTCCAGAAATACCAACGATAACCATGATGATGCTCTCCTTTCTTGGCTGTATTTAGAAAGATTGTATCACATAGGCTGTCGGTCAAAAAAAATTTTTTGGAATGCTGTTAACTTTGTTATAATGATATGGCAACCAAAGAAAGGAGTTTGCACTTATGAAGAAAACTGAAAAGCTAGAAGGCCGCAAAGATGAAATCGCAAAGATGGTGCGTGAGAAAGGACAAGCACAAGCAGCCCGTCATTTTAATGTTTCACGCTCAACTTTTAGGGATTTCCTCTATAAGCATGACCTTCCTACTAAAAAAGACGAAAAGCTTATTCAGGACGAAGTTTCAAAAACTGCTTCTGTTGATGACCCGCTAAGACTAGCGGTTGACAAGTTGCAGCTAGAGAATAAGACACTTAAAAAAGAAAATAGTGAATATTCAAAACTATTTGCGTCTAGGCAAATTTTCCTAGATCAAATCAGGGAAGTAATTTCTACACCAGTAGAAACTTCCACATATAAGGTAGCCCATCAGAAAAGGGGCAGGCCGGAAGAATCATGTATTGTTCCCATTTTTGACCAGCAGTATGGTCAGCAAGTAACTAGGGAAGATACCCCCGGAGGAAGGGGAGAATACAATACTGAGATTTTCGATCAGCGCCTAGACAGATGGCTTGATGCCGCAACTGGCATTCTCGGCAAAAGAGCAAAGGGATATAACATTACAGAACTAATCATTCCTTTAGGTGGTGACCAAGTAGAAGGCGACGAAATTTTTGCTGGACAAGCTTGGCAGCTACAGATTTCTCCGCCCGAACAAGTTTGGCAGCTTTCAGAAAAGATGAAAGTGGCTATTCAAAAGCTAATTAAATTTGCCAAAGAGGAAGTAGGCGTAGAATGGATTGCTCTATATGGAGTTGACGATAATCACGGCAAGGTAGGTGGTAAAAGGTCTGGTGCTAGACCAGCAGCCTATTCTTGGAATTGGCTATTCCAGCAAATCCTTTTTGACAAGCTTGCTGGAGAACCAATTGATGAATTCGCGGCAGACCCCGGAGGTTCACTTTTCTTTTATTGTGCAGGCCATGAGTTTCAGCTAATTCACGGCCACCAAATTAAGGGATGGGGAGGAATTCCTTATTATGGAATCAATAAATTCGAAAGTAAATCAATCAGGCTACATAATAGGGCTTATAAGTATCTTCTTATGGGACATATTCATCAGCCTGCAGAAATCTCTAATGGAGCAGCCGAAGCAATTGTGTCTGGAGATTGGGTAGGCCCAAACAATCTTTCTGGTCAAATGGTGGCAGGCTCTAGGCCACAGCAGAAAGTTATTTTTGTGTCTGACCGATGGGGCGTTTCTAACACTGAAAGGATTTATTTCCAAGAGGCAGAAGAAGCGTTCGCAAAGACTCAAATTTTTGGTCAGCAGTAAAAAAAATAATATAAATTAACCAATGAAAGCCTGCAACTGTTATACTATAGTTGTAGGCTTTTGTTTTAAGGAGGAATAATGGCTGAAAACGGAAGATTACCAAAAAGCAGCTTGTCAAGAATTTATCATCCGAATTACGATGTATATCTAGAGAAGGAAGCAGCAGCAGCATTTAACACACTTCGTTCTTGGTCTAAAAAATGGATGAAAGTTGATTTATATCCTACTGGTCCACGATCTGCTTACAGAAGCTATGAAGAGCAGCAATATTTTTGGAACCTTTACCAAAGTGGACAGGGAAATCTAGCAGCCTACCCCGGCACTTCTAATCACGGTTGGGGTAATGCTATTGATTTAGCAGCTTGGTCAATGAAAGTTATTTTAGATCGTTTTGGCGCAAGAGTAGGTTGGAAAAAGACCGAAGCGTTTAGCGAGTGGTGGCATTATAATTATGTAGGCGGATTTGACAGGCCTAATCCCGGCCCTAGTGCTAGGTATCCAATTGCTAAAAGAGGGTCAGGAGGTTTTGGTCAAAAATGGTATGTAAAAAAACTAGAAAGGAGACTACGAAAACTAGGCTACAAAGTTAAGTCCGATGGAAACTTCGGAATTGTTACAAAGGGAGCAGTAGAAAACTTTCAAAAGAATAAAGGCCTAAAGGTTGACGGAATTGTTGGAAAGAAAACTTGGATGGCCTTAGAAAATGCTAACCCTAGAGCCTATAAGAAGAAATACAGAAAATGAATAATTTAAAATCAATTAGAAAACAGATTAGAAAGCTAAGGGCAAGGCGAGATAGACAGATTGCTCTTTATAAGCAGACTGCTAAAGCTGGTCACGGCAAAAAGGCGTTTAGTATCAGCAAAGAAATTAAACTTCTTAGGGGTAAACTATTAAGCTTGATTACGCCTAAAGATATTAGTCCAAAAGGAGTTAAGTTTATCTCTGATTGGGAAGGATTTTTGCCTAAGCCATATAATGACCCGGTTGGATATGCAACAGTTGGTTTTGGTTATCTTTTAGGATACCGGCCAGTTCTTCCAGCAGACAAAAAAGCTATTTGGGTAAAAGGACAAAAAATTCCCGGACAGCTAACCAAAAAAGAAGGAAGAGATTTGCTAGCAAGTCAGCTAAAGAAAATTTATGAGCCTACTGTTAAAAAGTTATTTAGTAAAGGTGGCCCTCTATATGGAAAGTTTACTCAGAATAGATATGACGCTTTAGTTAGCTTTGCATATAACTTAGGTCCGGCCTCTTTAACAGGCATTCCCGGCTTTGAAACAATGGGAAGAGCAATCAAGTCAGGGGATATACAGGCTATTGGTGACGCAATGCTTTTATACGATAAAGCTGGTGGACAAGCTCTGCTAGGCTTAACAAGAAGAAGAAAAGCTGAAAGAAGGGTATTTTTGGACGGAAACTACTCTATTGACGATATTTAAAGGAGGCACATGAAAGTATTAGAAAGAATTCCTTTAGCATCAGTAATTACAATCCTAACAACTGCAGGAGCTTTGTACGCTCTTATTGACGGACAGATTGACTTTATTGAATTTGCCGCTGTAGTTGGTGGAGTAAGCGCTGGTAGCGGAGTGCTAGGTATGGCTCGTAACGGCGCAGGTCACGGAGTTAGTAAGTAGGAGAATTTAAAAGAAAACGCTCTAGGCGGTTTTCGAAAGCTACTTAGGGGGTGGTCCAAAAAATAATAGCTCTAGAGCTATATAACACAAGAAGGCCCGAGTACATCGGGTCTTTTTGTTATAAAATTTAATTATGAAAAGAATATTAAAAAATTGCCCAAGATGTAATTCAAAACAATCTTTTGTCCAAAGAAAGAGAGATTGCGAAGACGGAACCTCTGAGCTTTACATAAAATGTTCCAAATGCTATTGGCTCAAAGTCACTAAAAAAGAAAATAGTAGTATAATGTTAGAAGAGGAACAAATTAACAAGTTAAAAAAGAAGTCTCAAAAAGTGCCTAGCTTAAAAAATATTATTTCTAAAAAAAGGAAAAAGATTGGAAAGATTAACAGAAAAGCAAACTAAATATGTTGCTGAGTTGGCAGAAGGAAAGTCAACAAAGCAGATTGCTTTAGATAATTCTGTAAGCCATCACACAATTAGAAATACGCTTAGAAATGCTAGGCTGCGGCTTGATTGTCCTAACTCTATTAGTTTAGTTGCCACTGCTATTTGTGAAAATATGATAGTAAAAACAGAAAGCGGGTTTTCGCCTAATATTTGATGAAAGAAAGCATACTAAATTCAGAAGGGATGATTTGTCCGAGATGCGAAGAACGCTCAAACCTACTTGACTTTAAAAAACTTATGCAGGTAAATCAGGAGAAGTATAACACAGTTCCTATTTATAAATGTTCAAAATGCAGATATGTTTTTGCTCCCTTACCTGACCCGGTTGATTTTATCAATAGCTGATATATACAAAATTAAAATTTTGTGGTATTATTTATATTAAGTGTATATACCTTATTAGGAGATTATTACTTTGTCCGAAACAATTTTATTTGACCAAAATGAGAATGAATCAGATAACTCTTTGGGATATGAGGTTTTTATGTCCGAAGGAGATACCATTGAAACAGAAGATGGTCTTATTTGGAAAGAAGTTTTAAGAGAGGGAACTTGGTCTTATAGGCCCGGTCCCGGCCATAAACCTCTAGCTAAACCACTAAGCATTGTAGCAGGGAACTCTACCAATGAAGATGAAATTGGTATGGCAGACCTTATTGACGCTTTTGAGGATAACGCAATTGATCACATTACAGTACCAACTAGTCATGATGATAAGCCTCATGAAAATACTGGTTATGTAAGAAAGCTACAGCAGGGAGTTAGAAATGGCCGTAAAGTTTTGATGGCTGGCCTTGAATTTACAGAGCCTGACATTAAAGAAAAGGCTATTAGGGGTTCTATTGCTAATACTTCCGCAGGAATTATTGCAGGGTATATTAATAAGCTAACCGGAAAAACATATAAATATGCACTAGGCCATATTGCTTTAACAAATAAGCCGTGGATTAGTGGCATGACCCCTTTCGGAGCAAATTCTAACTTTTCAGAGGACAACATTATTCCAGTTGCTATTGAGCTTTCATCATACATGGATGGTGAAGATAGCCAAAGCGAAGAAGGAATGGCCGCAGAGTTTCTTGACGAGCTTCTAATGGCTTTTATGGACAAGGATTCAGAGAAACTAGCCGATATTTTCTCAGCATTTGAAGGCAAGTGGCCTTCTGCTTGGGATAGGCCAATTTCAGAAATGCTTTATGAGGGAAGGGAAGACGATTTGAATACGCTTAGAAAAATCGTAGATGAATTAAAGGGAGCTAAAAGCGAGACTTTTGATAAAGACTTTTTTGAGAGAATGCTTTCTAGCATGGATTTCTCAGAAGAAAATTTCGGGGAAAGCTCAGATAATGAGTCCCACGAAAACGAGGAAGAAGATGATTCTTCCGAAGATGAAGGCGCTGATTCAAGCGCTTCTAAAGACGATGAAGACAAAAAAGGAGGTAATGATATGTCTGAATCTTCAACCGAAAGCGTAGAGTCAGATAAGACTGAGCTTTCCGAAGATGTTACTACCGACCTTCTTAATGAGCATAAGGCCGAATTCTCAGAGCAGCTAGCCGAAAGGGACGCTGAGATTGAGAAACTACGGTCAGAAGTTCATGAGAACAAGGTTGATAAGAGCATTGAAGACCTAAAGGCATTGGGGTTCTCAGAGTTCCCCGGCTTCCTAAAGGCTGTTAGGGATATTTACCTAGCAGATGTTAAGGAAGCTAGCATTATCACTCTTTCAGAAGAGGATGGTTCAAGTGTTGAGCTATCAGCTTCTGAGATTGTAGATAGAATCATTAAGTCTCTCCCTACCGAAGAGCTATTTAAGCACTCTTTCTCAGATAACATTACCAGCATGGACGATCACGGTCGGCCCGATGTTGGTCTTTCTGATAATGAGCGTGGCGAGCGGTTGGCAGAGCATCTTGGCATTGAGTTGCCAAAGGATGGTGATAACTAATGGCTTGGAACATTCGTAAAGAATCAAAGAGTGTTAAGAAGGAAATTCTAAAGTTTCCTGCTGGTCTTGACGCGCAAGAGTCAGTAGTTCTCCGAGCTTCTGGTGCGCCTACTGTTGCATCAGCAACTGTTGGTTATGCAGGCCAGAAGGGTTATCTAGCCGGAACAATTCTAAAGAAGGTTAACCCCGGCACAGACGATAGGGTAACTAAGTACAATGGTTCAGGAGATATTGTTGGTATTCTAGCTGACAATGTTTTCTTTGACGGTGAGACAACAGACTACGACGAGCCTATTAACATGTTCGTCCACGGCTGCGTCTTTAACAAGAATAACATCATTGACTACGCAACCTACGAGTCCGATCTTAAGAGCGATCTATACACTTGTCGCTTTGAAGATGTAAACACACAACAGTAAGGAGTCTGATTTATATGTCATACGAGATTGATGTATTCGATCAGGCCGCTCTAACTGATGTAATCAATAGGTCATTCCAGTCACGCGAGGATGGTTCTCCGTCAGTTGGCGCTCAGATTGCGCCGCTACGCCCCGTCCAGTCACGCTCAGTGAAAGTGAACGGTCGAATCGTAAACGGTAACGGCCTCGGTCAGCTTCGTGCGCCGGGAGCCACACCACCGCTCTACGAGCCTACCGCTAGCTTCGAAGAGTCAGTGATTGAGCTTGCCCTACCAGACGAAATGCATCGCATTAACGAGGAAGATTACTTGGCTCTAAGGTCTAACGATGTTAATTACAGGCGTAAGGCCGGAGTTGAGCTAGTAGAGCGGGTTGAGTCTCTAGTAGTAAGGAACATTAACCGTACTGAAAAGATGCGGTGGGAAGCATTTAGTGGTGAAGTTACACTTGAGTACGCAAGTGGAGCTACACTAACTGTTGACTATGATGTTCCCGCAACAAACAAGCCGTCAGCTTCTGTTCCGTGGCAGAACACTGCCACATCAGACCCAATTGCTGACCTAAAGGCTTGGCAGAAACTAACTGCTAATGAGGTTGGCGCTTATGGTACTAAGATTCACATGTCTTCTGAGGCATATGATCTTATGATCGCAAGCGACAAGCTAGTTCAGAAACTAACTGGTTCTGAGCGTCCACTATATGTTCCTACCCGGGATGATGTTCTTTCACTTCTCCGGGCCGGAACCGAAATCATCATTTATGATGGTGGTTGGAGGCCAGATGGCAGTTCCGACCGTGGAATTGATGGTCTAAACCGATTCTTGCCAAAGGACAAGGTTCTAATCACTACTGATTACAGCCTTAACGGTCAGCGTATTGCTGATACTCCTGATGGTCAGGTCTTGGTTGGTAACAGTATTAACTCTGCACCAGTCATTCGACAGGGCGCACAGACTGAAATCATTTACGACCAGATTTCACATGAGCATCTAGTCCGTTACGCATCAGCACGAATTGTAAGGCTTCATGAGCCGGGTGCTTTTGTTTACGCAGATGTTGGAACAGTAGTCTAATATTGAATAAATGGCTTTTGAAGTATTACAAGACGGAGCCACTATTCACACAGTAACTGATAGGGGCGGGGTTTCCGAAGATGGAAATCCCGTCCTAGTTACTGTTTCTGTAGTATGTAAAAAAGGAGATATTCTTGAGGATAAAGAAATTTCTCCGGTTATTCTAGAGCTTTATGAGTCAGGCGATGAAAGAATTCGAAGCCTAATCAAGAAAAAAGAGCAAAAGAAGGCCACACCAAAAAGAAAACCAGCAGCTAAAAAAACAACTGCTGATAAATAAGTCATAAACAATCATTTGATTGTTTTTATTTAAAAGGCTAAATTATGGATAGATTTATTATTTGCAAACATAATATTGAAAAAAATAAACTATCGCAAAAGCCTTTTTATATTTTTAGTAAACGGCAACCTTGTTTAGAAGGTTAAAATGCCATTTACTCCTAAAAACTGGAAAGACTTTCCAGATAAGTCAACACCTATAACAGCAGATTCACTTAAAGACTTAGAACAAAGAGTATATGACGCTGCAGCGGCTGACGGAGATAAGTTTTATCAGCATACTCAATCTACGCCTTCTGCTAGCTGGACTATTACTCATAACTTGGGTAAAAAACCAAGTGTTACTGTTGTTGACTCTGGTGGGACTGAATGGCAAACCGAAGTACAACACATAGATGAAAACCAATGCATTGCTAGATTCTCAGCACCTTTTTCTGGCAAAGCATATTTAAACTAAAGGAGGTATTTAAGTTATGGCAGTTACATTCGCTTCTCCAATAGACTTAGGAAAGCTTGAATTACAGAATGCCAGAATTCAAAACTTAGCTACTGCTCCTGCAAGTCCAGTAGAAGGTCAGATTTATTACAACACTACTGACGATAATCTATATGTTTACGCTGACAGTAGTTGGGTAGATTTAACCTCTCAAGGCGTTACATATTCAGCAGGAACAGGATTAAGTTTAGCAAGCACTACTTTTTCAGTTAATTATGGTACTACTTCTGGAACAGCAGCCGAAGGTAACGATGCTCGGCTAAGTGACTCTAGAACTCCAACAGGAAATGCTGGCGGAGATTTAACTGGTACTTATCCTAACCCTACAATCGGTTCTGGAAAAGTAACTAGCGATCATATCGCTAATGGCGCAATTGTAAATGAAGACATTAACTCTTCTGCTGCAATTGCACTAAGCAAGCTAGCTACTGACCCTCTTGCTAGGGCAAACCACACTGGAACTCAGACAGCTTCAACTATTTCTGATTTTGATACTCAGGTAAGGACAAACCGCCTAGATCAGATGGCGGCACCTACCGCTTCTGTAAGCCTTAACTCTCAAAAGATTACTGGTCTTGCAGATGGTACTAGTGCTGGCGATGCAGTCAATAAAGGACAGCTAGATGCTGCTCAGAATGGCCTAGATGTAAAGGCTTCTGTTAAGGCTGCAACAACTGGTTCAAATATTACTATTTCAACAGCGCTAAACTCTGGCGATACTCTCGATGGAATTAGCTTATCAAATGGTGATAGGGTACTAGTAAAAGATCAGACAGACAAAACAGAAAACGGTATTTGGGTAGTTGGCTCAACTCCTGAACGAGCTGGTGATGCTAACGCCGCTGGTGAGCTTTCTGGAGGCTCTTTCGTATTTGTCGAAGAAGGAACAGCTAACGCTGACACTGGTTGGGTAATTACTACAAATGGCTCAATTACTCCCGGCACAACCGCTCATGACTGGGCTGTATTTTCAAGAGCCGGAGAACTAGTTGCTGGCGACGGTCTTACTAAGACTGGCGCTACACTAGCTGTTGATTCAACAGTTGCAAGAAGGAATGCCGCTAACCAGTTTACTGACACTGTTTCAGCCTCACATGCTAGCTCTGCAGCATTTAAAGTTGATACTGGTCACGGTACTGGCGCAGCTTTTGACGCTAACTCAGAAGGCAAAATTATTAATGTTGTTGACCCGACTAACGCTCAAGATGCAGCTACTAAAGCGTATGTTGATGCTCAAGTTGGAGCAGGCACCTACAAGACTAACATTGGTAATGGTTCTGCCACAGAAATTACTGTAACTCACAACCTCGGAACACGCGATGTTATGGTTGAAGTAATCACAAATTCTGGCAACTATGATACAATTATTTGTGAAGTTCAAAGGACTTCAACAAGCGCTGTTAAGCTAGTGTTTGGTGTTGCTCCTACAACTGATCAATATAGGGTACTAGTAAGGACAGTATAATATGACAAAATATCTCGGCCCCAAAGTAGCAGGAACAGCTTTATCTACACAAGATGATGTTAATTCATTGATTCAAGCTTCTGCAACTCCGCCATCTTCTCCTTCAACTGGAGATTTGTGGTTGGACTCTGACAATGGCAGCTTGTACATTTATTATGATTCATCTTGGATTACTCCTGTTGCTGTTGGGGCGGGGATTAAAACTTCATCAGCACAAACTATTACTGGAACAAACACAGAAGGTAGCTCTAATAATTTGGCAAGAGCAGATCACAATCACGCAATAGGTTCTGGAGTTATTGGAACTTCTCAGCTTTCTTCAAGCGTTGGAAATTTTAGTGCTTGGACTTCTTATACTCCTACACTAACAGCCAGCACAACTAATCCAACTTTAGGAACTGGCTCTACTGCAGAAGGATTTTACTGTCAGATTGGCAAAAGCGTATTTTGGAGAGCTAATATAACTTTTGGAACAGCTTCTGTAAACGCTGGAAGTGGATTTTATTTTATTTCTTTGCCGGTTACAGCTAAAGCAGCAGGATTTTTAACCCCTATGGGTAGCTTTGTCGCAGAAGATGTTAGTACAGGAACAAGATATATGGGCGCTGCTGCTTATGATAATACTACAAGAGTTGCTATGCAAAGAAACGCTGCTGGAGCATTTCAGGCAACTGACCCAATGACTTGGGCAGCATCTGATTATATTAGAATTCAAGGAGTTTACGAAGCAGCATAATGCCACTAGATTTTCCTAACAGCCCGACAGTAAATCAAGAGTTTACCGCTAATGGTGTTACTTGGAAATATGACGGAGTAGCTTGGAATATTGTTTCTGGCGGCTCTGGATTTAGAGTTTCTAGTGGAGCGCCATCTTCTCCTGCTCTTGGAGATTTGTGGTATGAAAGTGATTCTGGAGAAATGTTTATTTATTATGATTCTCAATGGGTTTCTCCTGCTGTATTAGCTACTGTAGGGACTAGTGCTATTGGTACTGCACAATTAGCTTCTAGCGCTGTTACTACAGCTAAGTTAGCCTCTAGTGCGGTCACTACTGAAAAATTAGCTCTAGGCCCAACATATGTAACATCTTTACCATCTTCTGCTACCGTAGTTGATGGTCAAGAGATTTATTATGCGGCTAGCTCTGCTTCTTCAGTTATTTGGCATCTTAGGTATAGGTCTTCTAATAGCAGATGGGAATATCTTGGAGGGCCAAGATTAGAGTCACAAAACTTAGGCCAAGAAAGTGCTAGCAGAACTGGGAGTGCTTGGTTTTCTATGACTAGTGACCCGGCTTTAACCTTGCCAGAAAAAGGTAAATATATTATAACTTTAAGATTTACTCAGTTTACTACTAACGCTGGAGGCGGAAGGCATGTAGCATCATACAAAATTGATACTTCAGAAGCTGTTGAAGCAGACGGCTGTAGGGCTGACGCAGCTAATGCAACTATGTTGGCTTTTGGATACAAAGAAGAAGCTAAAACTTTTACTTCAAAATCAACTTTAACTATGAGGTATCTAGTTTATGATACAGGAACTTATTATACTGGCAACAGGCTTTTAGCTGTTACCCCAGTATATCTTACTTACTAATATGACACTTAACTTTCCAGACAATCCCGTATTAAATCAAACTTATTCTTATGGAAGTATTATTTGGCGCTACGATGGAGAAAAATGGCGCGTAACTGGTACTGCCTCTCAGCCTACTGTTCAAGTTTCAGCTACTATTCCTAGTAGCGGTTCTGCTTCTGTAGGTGACGCTTGGGTAGATTCTGATAATGGCGCACTTTATATTTTTTATGATGGTTTTTGGGTTGCTCCTAATGTTAATTATGCAGTTGGCACTAGCGCGATTGGTACTTCTCAGATAGCAACTAGCGCTGTAACAGATAGCAAAGTAGCTTCTCCAGAAAGCTGGTATGAAATTGGTGCAGCAGGCAATCCTGCTTTTACAAACAGTTGGGTAAATTATGGCGATGTATATAATACAGCAGCATATTATAAAGATCATCAAAATAGAGTATTTTTAAAAGGCTTAATTAAATCTGGAACAAGAGGGTCTGCAGCTTTTACTTTACCAGTTGGCTATCGTCCAGTAAAAAATGAAATTTTTCCTAGTATGAGCAATGATCAAATAAGTAGAACAGATGTTACTAGTGCCGGAGCAGTAATACCAACTTCATTTTCTACAGGCTCTAACGCATATGTTTCTCTTGACGGAATAAGTTTTAGGGCCGTATAATGCCGTTGGACTTTCCAAATAGCCCAAGTGTAGGAGCTAGTTATTCTTCTTCTGGAATAACTTGGACTTATGATGGTGAAAAATGGAATATTGCTGCAAGTGGTGGACCTTCTTATGTTACCTCGCTTCCTGCCTCTCCAATTGACGGTCAAGAAATATATTATGGGGCTGACGCTACGAATGGCATTATTTGGCATTTAAGATATAGGTCTGCATCATCTAGCACCTATAAATGGGAATATATTGGAGGGCCAAGCTTAACTAATTATGTGGTCACAGATCAAACAACTACAAGCAATTCAATTGTAGATTTAGCTACAGATGGGCCGTCCATAACTGTGCCGGTTAGCGGCGATTATGAAATTAATTTTTATGCAACAATATACAATGAAGGCGTTGGAAATAATACTGGAGGAAGAGTTTGGTTATTTATAAACGGAAGCCAAAGCTCGCCATACATTGAATATCTTAGCGCTGGTGATGCCTATAGTCCTTATTCGTTAGCTCAATCTACTAGAAAAGAAATTTCTGGAAACAAAATAGTAAAATTAAGATATAATAACCGTGGCGGTAGTGGGCTAGCGCATTTTATTGATAGAGGTCTTGTTGTTAAGCCAATTAGAGTAGGATAAAATGCCTTTATATCCATCAAATAATCTTTTTCCATCAAATAATATTTATGCAAGCATGATCGTTGCTGGATTTGATTTTGACGCTGCAATAAACTATAATAATGTAAGGGCTTCCAACAAGAAAATTTCATTGTTGAGTAAGCTAGAGGATACAAAAGTTTCATTGTTGAGTAACCTAGAAAACACAGGCATCGCAGTACAGAAAACAGAAAAAGGTATAGACTCTTCTCCCGAAGGCTCTCGTCTATCTTTAAACAAGCCAAGAGGTAATAAGATTAAATGAGTGAAGACCCGATAATTATTTATCTTAACAATACTGGTCAGCCTTTTAATGATCAAATTAAGATAGGCACAAAACCATTTGAAATTCCTGCTGGGGCTGCTGTATCATTTAAAATGCGTTACGCTACTAGCTCTGCTGTAAAAGTTGATTCTGGAGCAGATATTGTTGACGCTGTAAAAGGCAAAGTGTCTTATGAATGGGGCGCAACTGACCTAGATACTGCTGGCGAATATTTTGGTTGGTGGGAAATTGTAGCTGGTCTTGAAGTTGTAGAAAGTGAAGAATTTTCTATTATTGTAGCAAAACATTCTCCCGGTTTAAGAACTACTACTGGAGCAATTTATAGGGCGGCTAGATCATTTTTGCCTTCAACATGGGTTGCTTTAGAAAATTCTCCTACATACGGAGATTCTTTATTGCAAGATAAAGTTGATTATGTAAAAATGCATGTATTAGGCAGCGCGGTTCCAGTAGAGCAAGAAGAAAACTTAGATATTAGAGTAATAGAATTTTTGGCAAAGAATGTAGCGGTTAAAGTAATCCCTGCAGGAATAGATTATTGGTTAGATCAAAAAGTTTCAGTAAGGATAGAAACTGCGGCTGCAGCACAAGAAATTTATGATTATGAAGATCGCGCAAAATCTTTAATGGATTTATATGAAAAGCTTTTAAAAGAAATTTCCGAAGAAGAAAGAGACATTATGGATATATTAGATACTCCATTAACTCGTAGAGAAAATTCAATAGCTTCTTATGCGGAAGGTCAAGATGAAGGATTTGTTACTCCTTCTCCAGTATTAAACTTTAGACCTTATCATTTTCCTCCTTCCAGATGGGATAGGTGGTAAATGACTGATTTAATAACCGCTAGGGGATTTGGCCTAGAAATTATTGAAAGAGAAGTTCATGTTATTCTTTTTGAACAATTAAATAATGAATTAGATGTTCAAGAAGAGCTTTGGTATGAAAATGATGAAGAGTTTAGCGAAAAAGTTTCTATTGATTTAACCAAGACTTTTTTAGAACATTTTCCGCCAGAAAATTTTTATTCTGGACACAGGCCATCTTTGCTAAAAGGCGGAGCAGAAAATTTTCCTAATATATGTGTTATGTGCTACGCAGCAATTCCAGTTGAAGATGTTGACCAAACTCAAAATTGGCTAGTAGATATTGATATTGAAGTTATGGTTAAATCAGAAATAGGAGAAGAAGATGCTAACAGAAAAATTCATAGAACTGTAGAAGCTGTTAACCAAGTAATGTTTAGAAACGAATCTTTAAACGGTTATTCTATTGGCTATACTGGCGACCCTGATGTAATTATTACCAATATTTTCTATCAGAATGAAGAAGTTAGTCATGGCAAAGAATGGTGGTGGATGGGCGCTAGAATAGGATATAATATTATTAGACACTCAAAATTGCCGCTAGGAGCATAATGGTAGATTTTTCGAAAATTTTTAAAAGTTTTAGCGAAGAAAAAATCGCTAAAAGTGATTCATATGAATCATATTATCATAACAAACCTACTCTTATTATCAAGGGGGTGAAATAGCATATGGCAAACGATTTCCACAGAGTTGACCCGGTAGGTGGCTGGAACTTTGTTCGTGGTGCTGCTAGGCTTCTAGTTGCAGACAAGGACGCAGCCTTCCCTTCCCAAATCAGCGATATTGTTGTATTGTCTTCTGGCGCTACTCAGTATAACGCTACATCAGCATGGACTGATCTAGGCGCTACTAAGACTGGTATTGCTATCAGCAACAACCACTCAGAAGAAACCTTCGATGTTGATCAGGTTTATGGTGACATTGATTCTCAGCCTACAAACTGGGAGTACAATGTTCAGACAGCATTGGCAGAAATGACCCTAGAAAGCCTCAAATTGGCTTGGGAAGGTTCTGATATTACAACTAACAACAGCCCAACAGTCCCTGAGAGGACTATTGGTTTCGGCAACCCTGACGAGTATGTAGTCCGTCGCCTAGCGGTTCTATATAAGAGCGCAGAGGATTACATTCGGGCATTTGTTTTCAGGCGAGTGCAGCTTGCTCCAGTAGAGTCAACCGCCACCTTCAACAAGACTGGTGAGCAGATTTCTCTACCTGTACAGTTTAAGTCATTCCCTGACTTCGCAGTTGCTGACCCATACAAGAGGAACTATGTTGTAATCGAGCAGGTTCCGGCATAAGCATTAACATATGCTATTGCCTTCGGGATTTAAAGAGAGCGGGGGAAACCCCGCTTTCTTTTTGCTTTCTTAATGTATAATTAATTTATGGCAAGAAAAAGAAGAAAAAGAAGCAAGACTGGTATCGTTAAAGATTCACAAGGAAGGTGGCGATATGCAGATACAGGCAAGTTTGCGCCTTCTCCACAAGCTGTTGCCGCACAAAATAGAAAGAAAAAAGATAAAAAGGGAAATATATCTGAAAGCAGGCCGCAAATAGCTTATGAAAGGCAAATGATAGGAGGCTTAAAAGATATTGGGCTTTCTGGAGGATCTAGCAGAAGAAAATTAGAACGGTCTAAAAAGCGTTCGGAATCAGCAAAAAGAGGTTGGGAGACAAGAAGGATAAGAGAAGCTGCAGAAAGAGCGGCTGCCGAAAGAAGGTCAGAATCTGCCAGAAAAGGTTGGGAAACAAGAAGGCAAAAAGAAAAAATAAAAGTTCAAAAAAAGTTTGAAGCAGCAGAAAAAGGCAAAAGAACAAAAGCAGCTAATCAAGCAGCAAAGGAAATAGCTGGCAAAGCTAAAGGCTCTTCGTTAGGAACTACTAGGCCCGGAACAAATAAATATCAAAATATCTTAAAAAGGTTTGCTGAAAAAGTTGCGGCATTTGGTCAAAGAACTATGGAAGAAGAGGCTCCGGTTATGGATGGAAATTTGCAAAGCAGTATAACCTCTACTGTAGAAAAAACATCATATGGATATAGTGTTTCTGTTTATCCAAATATTTATTATGCGGAATGGGTAAATTATGGAACTGACCCGTATGGAACTGTAAATGCTGATTATATGGAATTTATTTGGAAGCAAAGAGGAAATATTTATGTTAAAACTACTGAGGTTAGTGGACAAATGGCAAACCCATTTATTGACAGAACAGAGGCAGCTACGCAGGCTTATGTCGCGTCACAGGAAGCAGACTTAGCAGATCAAATAGAGTTAGCTTTTAGAACTGGAACATAATATAAAAATAGTGTAAAATATGTTTATATAGTTTAAACTAATGCCTGAAAACAAAGGAGGGCAAATTGACAATTACTGACTTAACCGACGAAAGCAAGCAAGAAGAAACCGAAGAAGTATCTTCTAAAGAAGCAGAAGATATTAAGAAAGAACTTGCTGCTAAAGAAAAAGAGCTTGACGAGCAGATTAAGGTTTTTGAGCCTATTGCTCTAGTAGTTGAGCGCGAAATTACCCATCCAGACGGAACTAAAAAAGTTTTTATCCAGAAGGAATTTAGCTTCATGACTAAAATTAGGTTTTTGAGGCTTCTATCTGGAACCGTTAGGCTTGCTGCAGAAGCTGGAGGCACTAGTGTTGCTGGTGTTATTCAAGACACTTTTGGTGATATGCAAGACCTACTTAATCAAGGAATTGATGTTAACAATGCCGACGAGATTATGGCTAATCAGTTTATCTCAGTAGTTTTGAGACTAGTAGAATTGGCTCCAGATTTCTTGGAAGAACTATTCTTGATTGCACTAGATGTTCCTAAGAAGGAAGACGAAATTAAATGGGCGCTAGAGGCTTTCGATACGCTAGACGATGAAGAGGGTTTTGCAATCCTAGATACAATCGTTGCACAAAACAGCAAGGCGATCAAAGATTTTTTTACGGAGCGGATAGCGAATACAGCCCGGAGGGGAAGTCAGGAGTTGAACTTGGATTTGAAACCTACGGACTAGGAGTTAGAGATTACAACATTGTGGAAACAGTAGAAGCATTTTGCGCCGCTCATAATGAACCAGTAGATACTGTAATTTATGAGTGGCCTGCTTCTAAATTTGAGGCATTAAACAAAGCATTTCAAAAACGAGCATTAGCAGATGCTCTAAATGAAAAAAGAAGTTTAGAAATTGCTTCTTTGTATGCTAATGGAAATTTCGAAAATTCAGAACAAATGGAAAGCGCAATAAAATCAATTGGCTCAATGTATGGCAAAAGTATTGCCTCCCTTTATGGCGCTTTTGATATGGCTAGTGCTGATGAACAAGAAGAGTTTGACATTGATATGGAAGACCCATTCTTTGCAGCAATGAAGCTTGGTGAATAATGGCTGAAAATCGCTCTATAAATATTCTTGTCAATTTAATTGATAATGTAAGCGATAAAGCTGACAATATTCAGCGCAAATTAAACGGTCTTGAAAACCGTAAAAAAGCTTATGAAAAAGCTGAAAAAGATGGCGATAAAAAACGCGCAGCCGAATTAAGAAAATCCTATAAAGAAGATAGAGAAGCAGCACTAGCTGAATTAGAAAAGTTAAATAAACAAAAAGAAAAATATCTCAGTAGGCTAGCCTCAGAAGAAGCAAAAGAAAGAGATAGGTCTGTTAAGGCCGCGCAAAAAGAATCTGATTCTAAATTAAAAATTGCTGAAAAAGAAGCAGAGGCTAGAGCAACTTTAGCTAAAGCGGAAAGAGCAGAAAGAGAACAAGCTGCTAGAGCAAGCACTTTAAGGGTAGCGGCAGAGGAAAGAAAAGCAACATTAGCTTATCAAAAAGAATTAGATAGAAGAAATAGTTTATCTAGAAATGCTTCAAGGGTTAGGGCTGCTGGAGATATAGCTAGGATTCAGGCAGAAGCAACAAGGGAAACAGAAAGTATTAGAAATGAAGCTAGAGCAGAAAATAGAAGATTAATTAGGCAAGAAAATGAATTAATTAAAATTCAAAGACAACAACAAATAGAATATGAAAGAACTGCTACATTTATGGGCAGGGCAAGATACCAGACAAAATTGTTGGGCGATGAATCTAATAGATTAACAGTAAGGCTTTCAAGAGTAGGTTTGGCAGTAAGGGGCGTTGTTGTGGCAAATGCTCTAGTTTTTGCTAGAGCATTAATTTCAGTTTTTGTAGCGCTAGCTGGTCAGGCAGTAGCGCTAGCAGGGTCATTAGTTTATGCAGCGGGAGCATTAGGTGGAGCGTTTGTAGCAGCGGCTTCTCAAGCATTGCCAGTAATAGGCCTGTTAGGGGCTGCTATGAGCAGGCTATCAATTATTCAAGAGGCTGTAAATCAAAATGATTTAATGCAAAAACAACAGTTTGGAGATACGGGGGCTGCTGGAGCAGCTTCTGACGCTGCTCAACAAGTAGCAGACGCTCAAGACGCTGTAAAAGAAGCACAAGAAAATTTAACAAAAGCAAGACAAGACGCAAAAAGAGAATTAAGAGATTTAATTCTTAGCGAAAAAGAAGCCGAGCTAGCTTTTAAAAGGTCTGGTTTATCACAAAAAGAAGCAAGAGCAGCGCTAAAAGAAAGAATTTCTACAGGAGAAGGCTCTTATCTTGAATTTCAAAGCGATATGTTGGCTGTTCCAGAGGCAAGGCTTTCTAGGCGGCGCTCACGCAATGAATTAACTGACACAAGGCAAGACCTAGCAAAAGCATTAAAGGGCGGCATAGAGGGAATGGAGGGCGTTAAAAATGCTACTAAAGCCCTAGCAAGCGCTCAAAGGCAATTAGCGCAGGCTCAAGCCTCAGCTTCTTCTGGTATGGACTCGCAATCTGCCGCCGCAAGCAACTTACAATTTTTCCTTTCTCAGCTAACTCCTACCGAAAGAAAAATATATAAAGCATTTATTGGGTTTAGAGATAGATTTAGAGAAGTAATGAGCAGTGTAACAGATATTCTTTTCAAAAGCGTTTTGGGGTCATTTGGAAAAATAGAAAAAGCAATATTTAATCCAAGACTTCTTTCTGGCTTTAAAAATCTTTCTAGGTCAATAGGCGGAGCTTTTAAAGAACTAATAGGTGTAGTAACAAGCAAAGAGTCACTTAATTTTTGGGATAAAACTTTAGGGAGAGCAGCTAGCAATATAAAGCCTCTAACTAGTATTGCAAAAAGTCTTTATAAAATATTTATGAATATTGCTGACGCTGCTGGCCCTGCTTTTAAAGAAATTTTATCATTAATAAATGGCGAGTTTAAAAAATTTGAAAAAACAACAAATAATAAAAAAGGCGTAAGAGCATTTTTTGATACTGGAATAAAACAACTAAAAGCTTGGGGTAGATTAATAGGTTCTGTTATAGAGTTGTTTGCTGAACTATTTGGCGCTTCAAGTGAATCAGCGTTAAACACACTAGATGATTTAACTAAAAGAATTGATAAAGCCACGGCTTGGATTAGAGAAAATCCAAAACAAGTCCAAGAATTTTTTATGGCTACTTCTGTCGCTTTTGGTTATTTGCTTGATATTGTAGAGCATGTAGGTGCCGCAATGTTAAGGCTATTTGATGCCGACACAATTGAAACTTTTTCAATTATTGTTGACGATGTTTTAATTCCAGCATTAGTCGGGGCGATTGAAACTTTTGCAGTAGTGGTAGAGCTTTTTGAAGCTTTTATTAGAATACCTTTTGTGCCTCAAGTTTTAGCTATGTTAGGTGCGGTTAAAATATTTACAGGTTCACTAGGACTTCTCTTGGCGTTGCTAAAAAGCTTGGTTATGCCACTTTGGAGATTTGCTAATGTTTTATTTCCTGCTGCTACCGCATCAATGAAAGCTTTCTTTGCTGCAGAAAACTGGAGTTATGCAGCGCTTAAAGAAACTTTTAAAAAAGCCGCTAGGGAAGTTTTGTTTTTTGTGCAATATGTAAAAAGCACAAATGTTGGTCAAGCCTTTGTTAATGCTTGGAATTCTACTGTAACTCCTTTCTTTGCAAATGTATTTCCTAAGCGCTTTAGAGGCTTTTTAGGAGGGAGGTTAAAAGGAATTGCTGGTAAAGTAGGAAAAGGCGCAGGTATTATTTTCGCTGCAGCAATGCTGGCTGGACTAGTTGATAGTTTAAGTGACGGAAAGTTCTTCATTAAGTTTGAAGAATTTAGTATAAAATTAGTTGCTTTATTAGTTGATGCTTTTGAAGCTGGAATAAATATAATTATTGGCGGGTTAAATAAATTAATTGATTTATTTAATAAAGTTAAGCCCGGGCCTGATATTAGTCCAGTTCAAGAAGTTGATTTTGGTATGGGCGAAAGAGCAAAAGAAATAATTTTTGCTCAAAAATTAAAAACAATTGAAGAAGAAATTAACGCTTTAAGGGCTAGCGGCAACGCAAAAACAAGTGAAGCTGTTAGAAACAGAATTAAAGGGCTAGAAAAAGAAAGAGAATCTGTAATAAACAGGTATAGAAAAGAAAAAGAGCTACAACAATCACTTGAAAAAGGCAAGAGAGCCTTAGGTGGGGCTGATGTATCTCCCATAACACCTAGATATGATAGGCAACAGCAAAGAAGAATGTTCGGTCCTGACTTAATTCCTCGTAGCGGTGATGAAAAAAGAACTTCTAAAGAAACTAAAGAAATTGAAAAAAATACAGAAGCTAAAAAAGAAAATGCTAAAGCAACAATGCGTTTGGCTAATCGTCAAGAAGATTCTGCAACAGCTACTAGGAAAGCAGCTAGAAGACAATCTGAACAAAGAGAAGAAGTTAAAAGAAATCGTTTTCAGCAAGCTTTACTTGGAAACAAGCTAGAAGAAAATAAAGACGCTCAAAATAAGTTTGATAAGGCGACTAGTAGAGCAACAAAGCAATCTGATTCACAAAGGAAAGGAGCTAAAAAGCTAAGTAAAGGCTTAGGCTCTCTTGATAAAGTTGTTCGTGGTGTAGGCGGGAACTCTCGCGGGCTAGGAAAAATCTTTGGCGATGTTACTAACAAGGTTCTTTCTCAGTTTGGTGTTAAAAAACTTTCGTTCAGCCTTCCGTCAGTAGAATCAGTATTTGAAGCCGCAACAGATATTGTAGGCGGCGCTTTTGCCGAAGGTGGTTATTTCGGAGATAAATCATTAAGAAACCGTGATGATAGACTAATTGCGGTAGCCGGTGGAGAAGCAATTCTTACTGGTTATCATCAGCCAGAAGTTAATAAAGCTATGGCGTTTGCTAATGCTTATGGCGTTTCTAGGTTTAATAGTCTTGATTCTATGTTTAGCGGAGAAAAGCGTCCACATTATACAGCGCCGGGTTACAATACTGGCGGCAGAGTACCGGGATTTGCTACTGGAGGATACCCCGGACTTACTGGCGACCTAGACTTCGGTGTTCCTCTCGGACGCGCTCTTTCAAGAATGGCTATTTCTACTGGCACTCCTATTTATGTTCAGGATGGCGGAAGAACTATGGCTGAACAGGCAATTCTTTATCAAAGATGGTTAGACGGAACAGGAAACTTAGCTGCCGCGCCTAATGCTAATGCTCCACATATTAGGGGTATTGCTGCTGACATTACTCCCGGCAGTGAGGTTTTTGGAAGTGTTGCTGGAAGGTTCGGACTTGGATTCACAGTACCCGGCGAATCTTGGCACATTGAATTATTAAGCGGTGAAAGTTTCGGTATGGGCGGCGCAGGAATGGTTGCTCCGCAAATTAAAAAGATTGAGATTAAAGGTCCAGATGGTCCATACAAGAGTATGCTAACTGGAGAAGAAAAGGTATTAAGAGAAGCAGCTAACGAATACTTAAAAGCTAATTTGCCAACAGATGAGGGCGGCACTCTACCAATATCTGTTCAAAACATAGAAGACTTTAGTGCTATTAATAGAATTTTCCCTGAACATAACTCAGCTTATGGAGATTGGGGAGGAACTAAGCTTCCATTTAACTTAGTTGCTGCTCTTGCACAGGCAGTAGGCCTGCCCGGAATTACTTTTGCTCAGATTGCTATTGGTGAATCAGGATTGCGTCCCGGCGCTACAGGCATTGACCCCGGAGGAACTAAGGGTCTAGGCTTGTGGATGATCACAACCGGATATAACGATGAACTAATTGCTCAGTTTGGCGGTCAAGCTCAGATGCGTAACCCAGTTAAAAACGCTATGGCCGCTAAGATGATTTATGATAGTCAGGGAACTGGAGCTTGGTACGGAACAGGATTTGTTACTGACTTTAATAATCCTTATACTGGAAAGGTTCCTTCAATTGGTCGTAAACAAACTGGCGGTGAAATTCCTGAATTTAATGACGGCGGTGTTGTGCCGGGTAGAATGGGAGAGCCAGTTATTGCAAGAGTGCATGCTGGAGAAACAATTCTGCCAACTCATAGAAGGTTTGCAGGGGGAGGAAATGTTCCTAGCTCAAATAACAACAACGCAGATAAAGAGTGGCAAAAAGATTGGAAAAAGGGAGAAGCAAAAGAAGATGATAAAAAGAAAGAGTGGACTCCAAAGCCAGCAGAAATGTTCACAAAAGGCTTTTTGGGAGGCCTTGAAGAACTAAGCGCTGCGTTTAGAGGAATTAGCGTAGCTTTAACTAAATCTGAGTTTGCAAAGAAATCAAAAACAATCAAGGAAGAAATTAAAAACCTTGATAAAAGACTTGAAAAATTCTTTGACGCAATTGGTACTGCTGGACGAGAGTTTGAAGAGCTTGTAACAGACCAAACTAGAAAATTAAACCTTTGGGCTTATAAGGTTATCGGAGGATATGCTTCTCAAGTTAAAACAACTGAACAAATATCTCAAAGAGAGCTTGAAAATCTTAAACAGCAAAGCAAATATTTAAGAAATCAAGAACGAATGATTGAAAATACTTATAGAGACTTACAAAAAGAATTTAAGGGAACTGATAAAGAGCAAAAGAAGCTTCGGCAAAAACTTCGCTTTGCAATGAGAAAAGCCAGAGGCGAAATGCAAAATATTCAAGATAAAATGATTGAAAACATTCAGGCTCAAATTGAAGCTCAAAGAACTGCTTTCGATGAAGCTATGGCAAAATTTGATGTTAAGCGGTCAATACTTGATGTTAAGTTAAGAATTCAAGAAGCTTTAGGCGAAGTAGATATGAAAACAAGAAAAGAGGAACTACAAAAACAGCTTGACGAAGCTAAAGCAGCAGGCGATCAAGGTAGGGTTGATGAACTAACAAAACAAATTAGTGATATTGAAAGCGGCAAAAATCCCAATCAGCAAGCAATGATTGATTTAATTAATCAAGACACTAATGTTTTACAAGCTGCAAGAAAAAGAATTCAAAAAGACTTAGCTAAAGCAAGAAAAGCTGGCGACCAACAAAGAGTTGATGAATTAACACAGCAGTTATTAGACAACCAGCTTGCTATAATAGAGAATAACCTTAGAATAAAAGAACTAACGGAGGCTACCGAAGACAACACAGAGACTACCGAAGAAAATACACAGGAAACCTTTAACTTTACTTCTACAGCTTGGGATAAATTTAGGTTTGCAGTATTACAAGGAACAGGAGTAAGCCCAGACCTTACTGGAACAATTCCTCAAATGGCTTCTGGAGGATTTGTTTCAAGAGAAGGCTTGGCATACCTACACTCAGCAGAGGTTGTGGTGCCTGCTGGACAGGCAGATAAATTTATGAGTATGGGTTCAGGTGGTCCGTTAGTAGAAAATATTAACTTTACACAACCTATGGAAGTAGCAGACCCGATTGCTGTAAGCAATCAGATCGGATTTAAACTATCAACACTAAAATCTTTATAAAGAAGGAGAATTATGGCACAAAGATCAGGATTTGATGCGGTTTTCCTAAATGATCAAGGCCAACCGCTCACAGATTTAAATATTAGGGTTTTAGACGGAAACGGCAATCAGGTTCAAGTATATGAAACAAAAACCGGCACTAGTCTAAAACCGCAGCCTATTACTACTATTTCAGCTAACAAAGGACTAGTTCAATTTTGGGCTGACCCCGGATATTATCAAGTAGAAGTTTCAGATACACAGATTCCAGCTAGAATTGCAACAAGAGTAGTTCCTTTTGACGCAGTTGCTGGTGACACTACTTTAGGAGCAGAAGGCATTAGTCTTTCTCAAGTACCTACTGTAACAAACTCAAAAATTGGTGAAGCAGCAATTACAGAATCAAAAATTGGTGATCGTCAAGTAGGAACCCTTAAAATTAAACAAAAAGCAGTTGACTGGGGAGAAATTAATGATAATGCTATCCGCGCAAATCATATTTTAGACGGTCAAGTTACTGGAACTAAAGTAGATTTAACTAGGTATAAAGCAACTTTAGGATATAATGCTTCTCCAGCAAATCTTGGCTGGAATGATTACTTGCATTTAACTATGCCCGCAGGAATTTATTTTTTGATGGTAAGCGGTTCTTATTCTAATAATGCAGAATATACTGCTCAAATAACAATGACTGATGGGTATCACTTTAGTACCTATGGCATTGATGTAGCTAGGAATAGCTCTTTTGCTAGGCAAGATATTACTTACACAAATGGAAATGTTAGATTTTCTATTTACCCATATGGCGGAAAAGCTGGACTTGCTGCTGGAACTCAAATGACCGCAATAAGGATAGGATAATTATGACTATTGAAGAAATTAAAAATTTAATGGAAAGCCTAACCGACTATTCAGATTCTGAAACAAAGGCTACTCTTGAATTAAAAGCTAGTGTTCATGAAGAGATTAGGCAAGAATATGTTATTAACGCCGACATTATTTTAGACAAAGAAAAAGTTGGAGAAATTATTTTTACATTTTTAATTGATAAAAATTCTCTAAAGCTTTCTTATTCTGATATGAGCGAAGAATTGATTGGTCAAGGTATCGGAGGAAGATATGTAGAATATGCAACAAATAAAGCTTCTCAAGCTGGCGCTGATTATATTTTCGCTAATGCTGTAAGTGATGTTGCAAAAAATATGTATGTTTCTGCTGGCTGGACTACAGCGCCTTCTGAGCTAGGCGATGCTGGCGAAATTTTAGCATTAAAACTATAAAATGACTAAGCAGTATATAACTTATCCAACTAGTGATAACTATAAGTGGCAAGGCGACCCTGATGTTTCACTAGTTGGTACTGGTTACTCTGTTCCTAGAGGAATTGAGGCTATCCTAAGTTATAATGGTGTTGTTTTTAATGATACCTCTGTAGTTGATAAATATAGAGTTTTAAGCATTGACGGCCTAGCTGACCCTGATATTAGAGATAGCCGCGAAGATGTTCCCGGTGATGATGGTGAAGATGCCTACGATGCTTATTATGGCGGAAGAACGATTGTAATAAGATTAAGAATTGAAGCTTTTCAGCTAGATAAACTAAGGGATATGGAAGAGGCTTTAAGAACTGCTTTTGCTGTAATTGAAGAAAAGCCTCTTTACTTTCTTACTGACGACCCTGAAAAAGATCACTATATTAATTGTAGAAAATCTGCTTCATTGTCTAAAGAAGATAATGTTCAAACTTTTGGTCAAAGGCACTTTAGAGAATGGCAAATTACTCTCCGGGCTTCTGACCCTAGATTTTATAGAGTAAAGAAAAAGTTTTTAAGCCGGTTTATTAATAGAGGCCCAACTGAATTAAATAACTCTTCTTCTTCTGGTTTTGGATATAGCACATACAGAAAAAATTTAACTGATAGCGTTCCAACTTTTGCTATTTCTTTAGGAGAAACTAGCGGAACAACTAATCTTTCTTCTGCTTCACATACAATTAATACTTCTGGAAGTGTCACTGTTGGTAATTATCCTTTAGGCGTTTTCGGGAATGAAAACGATGGCGCTACTACTTTTGACAATATTGACGATAGCATAACTACAAATTATCAATGGTGTTCAAATACATTAGACAGAACATTATCTATTTGGTTTAGGCCAGAAGATATTCCTTTAACTTCTGGTGCGCCTGCTTCTGGAACCTCTGCTTCTCAGGCTTCTGCTTCATCTGCTGTATATACATTGTTTGGGAGCGACAATTCTTCTGGTGGTCAAATAGGTATAAATAGCAGTGGTCAAGTATTTTTACAAACTCATACTAGCAGCGCTTCTACTAGAACTTTCTTTGGCGCTACTGCAGATCAAAATAAATGGAATCATTTAGCTATGATTGTAAATAGAAGCTCGGCAACTGACAATGCTACTTTATATTTAAACGGAAAACTTATAAGTACAGTCAATATTCCTAATTATGGCAATACTACAGCAAACTTATTAATTGGAGCTAGGTCTGCTGGCGGTGTGCCGCTTGATGTATTTAAGGGCCAACTAGCTTATCCTGCTGTTCATGCCGCTAAACTAACAGAAAATCAATTAAAAAGCTATTTTGTTAATATACAATTATTTAGCGACTATTCTATTGTTGATGAAAATGTTCAAGTTTTTGTTAATGAAGACTGGCCGGGTATGTCTTCTTCTGGCACAACTTCTTTGCAAGCTAAATTTACTAACAATGAAGATAACTATTTCAAAATAGCTAAAAACTTTAGTAGCGCTATTTCTGTTGGCGAAACTTATTCTTTTTCTGGAGAAATTAAATACACTAGAGTTTCAGAAATGGGAGTTGAAGTTTATAAGTCAATAGACCCATCAAGAATAAGTGATTTTACTTTAAGAGTAGCTCTTGTTTTTTACACAGAAGCAATGAATGTAGTTGGAGAAAAATATATAGAATATACGCTAGATGCAAATAAAACTTTTAAATTTAATATTTCAGATAAATTTCCTGCTACAGCAAGCATCTTAGGCATGGAAATTGACGCTGTTTCTCTTGAGGATGTAACAACTATTAGTATTGATAATCTATCTTTAAGAACATCTGAAACATTTCCAGAGTTAGGCTATGTTAACTTAACGACTGTAGGAAATTATAATTCTTATCCTGTTATTTACCTAACTGGTCCAATGACAGCAACAGAAATTATTAACGAAAACTCTTCTGAGCCTTTTAACAATATTAAATTTAAAAACACAGTAACAATTCCAAGCAGCGGATTTTATAAGATTGATACAAAAAATAAAACTATTGTTGACCAGCTTGATAATAATAAAATTTCTGAATTAGACCCCACTTCTGGTTGGCTAAGATTAATGCCCGGAGAAAATAAAATATCTTTTTCGTCTGGAACTAATTTAAGTTCTGCTGCTGGTGTTCAAATTGCTGCCGACTGGCAGGATGCTTGGATATAATGTCTAATTGGAAATTTTTCTTAGCAAATTCTAATGACCTAAGCCTTGAAAAAGACATAACTTTTGAGGCTAGAGGAAAGCAGCTTAATTTAAGTCACAATAGGTCTGGCAATTTAAGTTTTAATCTTCCTTTAAACGGAGATAACTATGATAATACATTTACAAATAAAAAATGTGTTATCGCTTTAAAAAATAAAAATATCGTTTGGTCAGGGCCGATTTGGACTAGGAATCTTGATCTAAATGCAGACAAGATAGAAATAAGCGCTGTAGGCTGGTTTGAAATCCTTATGTATAGGCATTTTTATGCCGAAAAAACTTTTACAAATATAAAAGATACAACAATTGCTTTTGACCTTTTAAACACTGCTAACGCCGACATTCCTACTTGGATTACCGCAGGCTCAAGTGCATCAAATGTAAACAGAACAATAACTTATAATGTTTGGCAAAGTATTGGTGAAGAAATTCTTGCTCTTTCTGATATGGAATCTGGATTTGATCTAGAAGTTGACCCTGAAACTAGACAGCTTAATTTAAAACCATATAATCAGTTTGCCGACAGGACTAATGTTCCTTTTGGTTACAACTGGGGTCCAAATAATATTTCTAACATTGTTATTGCAGAAAATGGTGGAGAAATGAGAAACAGAGTAAGTGTTGTAGGTTCTAACAATATGGTTAAAAATTACCCTTATCCTCCGGTAAGTTCTGCAAGTTCTTCTGTTAGTCAAAGCCAAACAGATAATAACTTGTTAGCTGAAATTATAGAAATGACAGAAGTTTCTGATGAAAATGTTTTAAATGCTATAGCAGAAAGCGAGGGAGGAATAAAAGAATACCCTCAAGTAAACTATGAAATTACATTAAAGCCTCAAGGCCCGTCTAATCCTTATGATTTTTTTGAAGATTATGGGCTTGGCGACAAAATATACTTTACGGCTCAAAAATCTGTAGAAGGAAAAAACATAGTTATTGAAAAAGCTGTTAGAATCTTTGGTGCTTCTATCTCTATTGACGAAAATGGAAAAGAAGTTGTTAGCTCACTACAAACTACTTTTTCTGGATAATGGCTAATTTACCAAGAAATCAAACTTTAACTAGTCTTTTAAAAAAGCAAGAACAAGATATTGCTGAATTAAAGCGTGGTCTTTTAAGAAGTGTATCTGGCACAGTAGGGCCAGCGGGTCCGGCAGGGCCGCAGGGTCCGGCAGGAGCCACGGGAGCAACTGGCGCTCAAGGTCCAGCAGGCCCATCAGGTGTTCAGGGTCCAGCAGGCCCATCAGGAAGTCAGGGTCCAGCAGGTCCACAAGGAGCAAGCGGAATAGGAGTTCCATCTAGCGGTTTAGAAGGTCAGATTTTATCAAAAGCTAGTGATGCTGACTATGATTTTACTTGGATTGATAACTATGCTAGTGAATTAAGAGAAATTTGCAAAAATGATTCTGGTGTGCAGATTAATAAAGGCGAAGCTGTTATGGCTGTTGATGCAGTCGGTGACAGAATTAGAATTGCTAAAGCAGTCTCAGATGGCTCAGTTGATGCAAAATACTTTTTAGGAGTAGCGTCAGAAAACATAGCGAATGGAGCAGAAGGATATGTAACTCTTGTTGGCCCTTTAAAGGGTCTTAATACTTCTGCTTTTCCTTTAGGAACAGTTTTATATATTGACCCTAATAATGCTGGTCAATTAACTAGCGCTACTCCAGTTGTTCCTGATATTGATTTGTCAATTGCTATTGTTACAAACTCTCATGCCTCTAATGGAAGAATTTTTGTTCGTATGTGGTCGCAAGGACAAAAAGTTAGTGAGTTATATGATGTTAAATTAAGTTCTGTTCAAAACAATGATGTTTTAGTTTGGGATACAGCTAATTCTTATTGGAAAAATGTTCCTGCAACATTTGGCTCAAGCGGAGGGGCAAGCGTAACAGTATCAAGTGGTCCTCCTACAATATCAAGTTCTGGTGACTTGTGGTTCGACAGCGATAATGCAAATCTATATGTTTATTACGATAACTTTTGGGTTAATCCTGCGTCAATTGGCGCTGGAATTAAAACTTCTTCTGCTTCAACAATTACAGGCACAAATACAGAAGGTACATCTAATAACTTAGCAAGAGCAGATCATAATCATGCTTATGGGACAAAATCAATTCCTCAATCAGCATTAGCTCTAGGCCCAACATATGAAACTGCTTTGCCTTCTGGCGCTGTTGACGGCCAAGAAATATATTACGCGGCTAGTTCTGCTTCTTCAGTTATTTGGCATCTTAGGTACAGGTCTGCTGCAAGAAATAGTTCTGGAGCTTGGGAATATCTTGGAGGAAATTCATTAATGGACGGTCCTAAAGGAGAATTATTAACTGCTTCTACAACCTATGTTGGCTTAACAAATGGGCCTAGCATAACAGTTCCAAGACAGGGAGCATATAGAATAACTCTTGGTTTAAAAATGAATTATGAAAGGATTGGAGCAGATCAAAGTTTTGCTGGACAAGGTAATTCTTTTGGAATAAGTGTTAACAACGCAGACCCAGAGCTTTTTTCAACTCATGTATTTATAGACAATTATGAATCTGAAAATATTTCAATAACAAAAGAGATTATTTATTCAACATCTAATTCTTTAACTATTAAATTTAAGAATGATCAGGCTAGTGAAGAGGTTAGATATAAAGAAGGCGTAATTCAGATTACTCCAGTTTATATTTACTAGCCCAAATTATTTTTAAGGCTGCTAAACTGTCAGTCTATGATAAGGATAGAGGTTTCCAACGATATAAAGATTTATGATCTTCCCGAAGAATGGGAAGAAAGCCTTGCTGCTTTAGTATCTATTCCTAACGAGGCAAAGCGTCGTGCTATTAAAGAACATGTCTATGGGGCAAAAAATATGCCAGATAGACTAACTGCATTAGAAAAAGAAGATTCTGCTTTAATCGCTCCTAGAGGATTTAAAAATCAATTAGTTAGCAGGCTTAAAAAAGCAAATCAAAAGTTTATTATTGATGATAAATCTGTTGATGATAACTGCTTAATTGATTTTAATAAAAGTATTAATTTAAGAGCTTTACAAACAAAAGCTTATGAACAAATTTTAGAAAACCAACAAGGCTTAGTTATGGCCTCTCCCGGCTTTGGAAAAACTACTGTTGGACTTTACACAATTTGTTCTTTACAAAAAAAGTCAATAATACTTATTGATAAAACAGAATTAGCAAAGCAGTGGATTGATAGGGCTTCCGAACAGTTTGATTTATCTCTCGGGCTTATTGGCGACAATGAATGGGAAGAAAAAGACATAACAGTTGCCACTTTACAAACTTTAAGATCAAAAGAAGAAGAGCTTGATAAAAACAATTTTTGGGATAAATGGTCAGTTGTTTTTTATGATGAAAGTCATCACGCTAGCTCAGAAACATATTATAAAATTATTAACAAATTTCCTGCAAAATATAGAATAGGACTTTCTGCAACTAAAGGTAAGACACCGGCTAAAGAAAAAATTTCTGAGCTTATCTTTGGAGAAGTGATATTCGAAGATAAAACTAACAATCTTAAACCAAACATTGTTAAGGTGCCTACTGATTTTTATTTTGAGTATCAGCCGACTTCAAAGATAGGAAATAAGGTAATCAGAAATAATTACCAAAAACTTATTTCTTCTTTAATTGAAGACTCAGAAAGAAATAATTTAATAGCTAAACTTATTTGTAAAGACCCTAACTCTGCTCATTTAATTATTTCTAGGAGACTAAAGCACCTAGAAGACATACAGAACTCTGTAATAGCGGCTGGTTTCGATTCTAAGCGATGTTTTATGTTAACTGGTAAAGAACCATCTGATGAAAGATTGCGAATAGCTAAACTAGCTGACAAAGGCTCTATTGCAATATTTTCTACTGTAGCTGATGAAGGACTTGACATTCCACGGCTTGACAGAATACATCTTGTCTTCCCATCAAAAAATCATGAAACAATTAGGCAGCAAGTAGGGCGTGGCCTAAGAAATCACGATGCTAAACAAGAAACTATTGTTTACGACTATGTTGATATTAAAATTGGGGTGTCTAAAAATCAGTGGCGAAACAGAATGAATAAATACTACAAACCAAATGATTTTCCAATATCTACTTACAAGCTAGAAACTAATATCTAATCATTAGCTCAAAAGCTAATATAAAAAATATAGCTATCGCTATACCTAATATTACTTCTTTCATTTGAGTAGCGAGAGCGGGATTTGAACCCGCAAGCCCTGAGTGGGCGGCAGATTTTGAGTCTGCTGCGTTTGCCAATTTCGCCATCTCGCCAAGACCATTATACAAAAAATGAAACTACAATAGCAAGCAAGATTGTAGCAAACAGAAGCGTCATTGGGAACCAATCTTTTTCTAACATTATAAAGTCTCTACCTTTGAGTTTTCGCCCAAAACAAAACTTAGTGTTTTTGGTGGCCTATTCTTTTTATAAATTTTAACTTTTTTGCCTATAAGACTTGCTTCGATTCTGTCTTGTATATTTTCAATTGAAGAGCCTGCTAGAACAATAGAGTATTCTATCTCACTATTTTTAATAAGAACATTTTTATCAATAGCGGTATTAGGCCCGACATATGAATCAATTATAGTTGAATTTTTTCCAATAATTGCTGGACCGCGAATTGTCGAATTAACTATCTTTGCTCCGTCCTCAATTATAACATTGCCATCAACTTTTGAGTCAATTATTTCTCCAATAATGTTTCTTTTTGCAGAATCTAAAACTAGCCTGTTGGCTTGCAGCATTTCTTCTACACTTCCTGTGTCTTTCCACCATCCGTCAACAATTTTATATTCTACATTTAAATTATCTTTTATCATAGTCTGAATAGCTTCTGTTATTTCAAGCTCGCCACGCTTAGAAGGCACAAGAGAGTTAGCTGCAGCAAAAATTTTATTAGTAAAAATATATACTCCAACTAGGGCTAAATTTGATTTCGGCTCCGCTGGTTTTTCTTCAAGGCTTTTAATATTATTCCCGTCTAATTCTGCAATCCCATATGATGATGGGTCTTCTACTTCTGTCAATAAAATTATTGAATCTGCTTTTGACTCGTTAATAAAATAACTAACTAAATCAGTTATTCCATCGCGGAGAATATTGTCTCCAAGATACATAACAAAATCAGAATTTCCAATAAAATCTCTAGCGGTTAAAACTGCATGAGCTAAACCTTTTGGCTGCTGTTGTAGAATGTAAGTTACTTCTGCCCCAAACTCGCTTCCATTTCCTACACTCTCTTTAATTTCTTCTCCTGTATTTGGAGCAATGATTATGCCTATTTCTGTTATGCCTGCTTCGACTAAAGCCTCTATTCCATAATTAATTACCGGTTTATTGGCTACTGGAACTAGTTGCTTTGCAGATGTATGTGTTAAAGGCCTTAGCCTTGTGCCTGCTCCGCCAGAAAGAATTAGTCCCTTAATGTTTGTATTGTCTTCCATAATATTCAAAATATTCTTCGTTTAAAAGTTTTTGCCACCAATCTTTATTTTGTGCATACCAGTCAACAGTAATATCTATTCCATGTGCAAACTGATATTTTGGTTGCCATCCAAGCTCCATTATTTTATCAGAATTTAACGAATATCTTGTATCGTGACCAAGCCTGTCTTGCACAAAAGTTATTAGGCTTCTTGGTTTGTCTAAAATATCTAAGATAGCCTCAATAACTTCTATGTTGCACAATTCTTCTGGACCGCCTGCATTATAAACTTCTCCTGCTTTTCCATAACTCAAAGCAGTGTCAATCGCAGCGCAAAAATCTTCAACATAAATCCAGTTTCTAACCTGATTTCCTTTTCCGTAAACTGGTATTGGTCTATCGCTTAGTGCGTTAATTGTTGTTAAAGGAATTAATTTTTCTGGATATTGATTTGGGCCATAATTATTTGAGCCTCTAATTATTAAAGAATCAAGCCCATAAGTTTTATAATAAGAATAAACAAGCATATCTCCGCCAGTTTTAGAAGCAGAATATGGAGAAGAAGGCTGAATGGGGGATTGTTCAGTGAATGAACCTTCATCAATTGAACCATAAACTTCATCAGTAGATATTTGCAAGTATCTTATGTTTCGTTCTTTTGCTATCTCCAATAGCTTAAATGTTCCTAACACATCTGTTTTAATAAACTGTTCAGGTTCAGTAATTGATCTATCAACATGTGTTTCTGCTGCAAAGTTGACTATTGCATCAAAATCAATACCCCTTAAGCTTGTGTCACAAATATCTCCCAAGATAAAGTTTACCCTTTTATCTTCTGGAAGATTTTCTAAGTTTCCAGCGTAAGTCAGCTTATCCAGAACAATAATCTTTTCGTCTGAATTAGCTAACTTATACTTTATAAAATTTGAGCCTATAAACCCGGCTGCACCAGTTACTAGTAAAGCCATATTCCCCTTCTTTGTTTTGTTCTATATTATACTCCGCAAACACCGCCTACGCAAGTGTCTTCTTCGCTTTCGTAAACTACCCCCTCATGATTTGCTGCTAGGTCATAAGGGACCGGCTCTAGAGGCTGCCCTCCCCTTGCTCCGTTTGGATAACAAGTTACACCGCGTAGATTAGGTAGGTAATTATATAGCATCTGCTTAAAATCTTCAACTTCTTCTTCATGAGTAATAGGATAAGGAAGATTAATTGTTGAAGAAATCGCATGATCAACATACTGCTGAACAAAAGCCTGAAACTCTACTCTTTTTTCAACATTATATGCTAAAGAATATGCATCTTCAATAAGGTCAGGGTCAACTCCATGTTGCTCCACTAACCTTTTAGCAGTTGGGTCAACAACATATTCATATTTCCAATTCTTTCCGTCTGAAAGATACCGGCGCTTATATGCTGCACAGAACATTGGCTCAATTCCTGTTGTTGTTTCTGCAATAATTCCTATTGTTCCAGTCGGGGCAATGGCCCTAGTTTTAACTGGCCTAGAAAGCTCATGCTTGTCTGCCCAATGATTAGCTGACTCGCCACTCTTTGCGTATTCTTTTAGCCAATCTTCTAATTCTTCATTAGGCCCATATGTGTAACCTTTCTTTAGAAGCCATTCATGGATTCCCATTAGGCCGAGTCCTAACCTTCTATTCTTTTTTCTTACTTCATAAACTTTGTCATAAGGAAGCTGTGAATAAACAGTTCCTGCTAAAAGAAATAAAGTAGAATAATGAACAACTTCTTTAAACTCTTCAATGCTATCTATTTTTGACATATTGATTGAGCCTAGATTGCAAATGTCTGAATCGTCTGCTGATGTAATTTCGCAACAAGCATTTCTAGCTGTTTCTCCAGCATTTTCTCCAGTATCAATTGAGAATCCCGGCTCTGCTGTCTTCAGCATTCTTTTGTTTGTTTCGTTATAAACTTCATGAGCATGTTCATGAAGAGAATGAGAATCATTTTCAAATGCTTCAAAAAATTCATCGTCTAAAATAACACTGATGTTGGTCATGTCTAAAGTTGCTGGAAAGTTAAAATCTTTTTCTTTTAAATCTCTTACTTCTTGTGACCAATTTTTAGCGTTAATAAAATCAAAAATGTCATTATGCTTCCAGTTTAGTCCTGCCCAAATAGCTGACCTTCTACTTCCACCTTGCATAATGTGGCGGCCACACTCATTAACCATTTCCATTAGGCTAATCGGGCCGCTTGCAATTCCTCCAGTTTTTGTTATGACTGAGCCTGAACACCTAACTGCTGAATAATCTACTCCAATACCAGCACCAGTCATTAGTGCCATAGAAGCATTACTTAAAAGCTCTGACCATCCCTCTCTTGAGTCTTCTGCCTTTAAAAGCAAACAATTCTGTGTCTGATGAAATTCTCTTCCAGAAGCGTATAGATACCTTCCTCCGGGCAAAAACTTCATTTCAGAAATTAAAGCTAAAATCTTATCGTATTCTTTGTCGCCTTCACTATATCCTAAAGCGCCTAGAACATTTGATACAACTCTTTCTGCTGTATCTTCCCAATCTTCAATTACTTCGCCATCTTTATTTTTAAAGGCATACTTAGCCTCATAGATTCCTCTTGCGAAAGGACTAAAGTTTCCTCCCGACTTAACAGGTTTTTCGTCAACACCTTTCATAATGCTCCTTTTAGAAAATTAAAATTAAGTTGTTTCTACATCTTATCAAAAGATGCTGAGGCGTTTCTATGGTAGCCTTGTGTTAAATCTAGTAAAAATTCGCTAAATGCGATCAAAAACTTCCGCCCAATGCAAACACTTAGTTTCCATATTTCTGTTCTCAACAACATAAGCTTTTGCGGCGGAGCTAATTTTTTCTCTCCTTTCTTTTCCTTCTTTTTCGTCTGCTAAATAAAGAATCTTCTCAAAATAGTCTTGCTCTGTTTCTGCATAAAAGCCTGTTTCTCCATCTTCTATTTCATGATAAATTCTCTTGTCGCCAATAACTGGCACATTTGAAGCAGAAGCTTCTAGCCATCTTAAATCTGATTTAGATAAATGATATTTGCTTTCGTGTCCCGGCGCTAAAGATATGTCAAAGTTTCCAATCACAAATGGATAATTTTCTAGCGATACCCACGGAATAGCAACTACTCTGTCTGGATGAAACTGTCCAACCGCTTGAGCATAATTATAACTAGTTGTGTAAAAAAGTATGTTGTCATTGCATTCCATAGCAGCATTTAATCCCTTTAGCGCTTCAAGAATTGAATGGTCGTGTCCTGTTCCCCCTGACCAACCGACTACAACTTTTCCATTATGTTCCGGCTTTAGTGTTTCATACCTCCAAACATCAAGCTGATTTTTGCACACAAATTGATTTTCATTATATTTTTTATATTGATTAGAAAGGAAATCAGTTGAACAAATCATTCCGTCACAAAGGTTCATTACTCGCTGAAATCCTTTAATGGCTTTCTTATGAAAACCTTTTGCGTTAGAATGATTTTTTACTTTCCTAACTCCATGAAGAAAATCATCAACCTCAAATATAAACTTCTTACCTTTCTTCTGATTTTCTTTTATGAACTTCTCCCAATTTTCTCCGTTAGCAAGCTCTATAACAAAAATGTCGTACTTGTCAATATCAATATCGTTAGGGGTTTCTATGTTTCCGCCCAGAACGGCTCCTTCTCCGGGAGGTCCATTTACTATTCCTATCCAGTCTTGGTTAAGATAGTTTGCAGGCAAAGCACATCTGTACCAAGCCTGTGCCGATACTCCTAAGCCGCAGAATAATACTTTTTTCTCAAGATTTGTCAATCTTAATTGCCTTGTACATTGAACTGTTAAAAGGAATAAACAGATTCTTATGCGCCCAATGCATATCTTCTGTTTTCCATTCTACCCAAACTCCCTCTGCCGGAGCAGAAGCAACTTTTCCTTTGTATTCTTTTTTGCCATCACTATAAGTTACTTCTTGCCCTTGCTCAAATCTATTCATCTTCTTTCACCAACCTTTCAAACATTGTAGGTGCTACGCCATCGAACGCAACATCTTTATACTTTTTAACAAAATCAAAATATGATTGATTCTGCTCGTAAATATTTACTGTTCCTCTAATCACTGATTCGTGATGTATTGCTTTTACATTTGAATTGTAAAGACATTTTCTGCCAGAAAAAATAACCCTTAAACAATAATCAACATCTTCATATCCTAAAAAGAATCTTTCGTCATATAACCCCACTTGATGTAGGCACTCATTTGAAATAAATTGTAGCGCTCCTGTAACTGGACAAAAGAATAGTCTGTTAGCTTCTGGCTGATTTTCTACGCACCCTTTAAATCTATGATCAAAACTTCTTGTTATCTGAGAAAAATAAATACCGGCATGCTGAATAATTCTATTTGGGTAAAGCAACAAAGCGCCAACAACACTTTCTCCTGCGGCCTCCATTAGATCAACCCAATTCGTTTCAATAAATTCTATATCTTGGTTAACTAAAATTGCATTTTGATTTTGTTCTAGCGCTAGCTTTAAACCTTTATTTACAGACTTTGAAAAGCCTAGATTTTCTTCATTTTTAATATATTTAGCACTATGCTTATTTGCCAAAAGCTCTGCCCAATCATGCCCATCATCTACTCCGGGCGAACAGTCATCAACAATAACTATTGGCTGTCCTTTTTCAGTAGTTTTTCTAATGCTATTCAAGCAAGTTTCAAGCAAATCAATATGCTCTTTCTTAGAAATATAAGTAGGTATTACAATTAAATTATTCAATATCTTTCCCAAATCTCAAGTGTATTTACTTGTTCTCCAGTTTTAGGGTCAACCCAATCAAATCTTTTGCCGTCTTTTTCTACAACAATAACTCCTTCTTGCTCAACCCACGGATGCCTAGAGTTTATCATAGGAACCTCTTTTTCGTTTGTATCAACTTTCCAACTCCAGTTAATGGGATGATCTAAGTGCCATCCTCTTGCCTGTGGGACAACCGCCATAGCGATTCCCATAGAGGCGCACCTTAAACCCATTTCTCCATCTTCAACTCTTCCTGCAGAAAGCTCATTCCAAAATCCTCCTGCCTTTTTAAATTCTTCAAGCGGATAAATAATATTGCCTCCAAAGTTAGCTAAAGCAAAATTAATCTCACCAACAGAAGTATAAGTATAATCATATTGTTCGAATAAAGCCCATCTAGGGTCATTCTTTAAAGACTTGTCAATTTGTCTAAAACCTTCCGGCAACCATTCGTATGGCCCAATTAGAATTCTATCAGGCTCATGCTTTAACGCAATAT